AGCGCCTCCCGCGTCGGCTGGGGTGCGAGATTGTTTAGGGCAGCAACATAGATCGGTCGCGCGCTCGTTCCTGCGCTAACTTCCTTCGCCTCGGCGGTGGGCTGGGCGGCGAGGGCTCGCTGGCCTTGTTCGAGAAGCGCATTCAGCGCCTCTCCGTCTCTATCGTCTTCATGCCTGAAGACCGAGAAATCGAACTCGACCAGCGCTTGCAGCGCTCCCCGCAGCGCCAATGCTTCGGTACGGTCTTCTTGCAGGTCGGCGACCGCATCGCGCAGCTTGTCGACGAGCGACCGCGCCGCGTGCTCGTCTGACTCGCACCAGTCGTTGACCGGCGCGAAGGCTTCCCGCAGCGCCTCCGCTTCCGCCTGGTGCTGCGCGGCGGCGTGACGGTATCCAGCAACGAACAGCGACCACAGCGCGCCCTCCCGATGCTCCTCGCGCGCAACCCACTTGAGGTCGTTTGCATATTCGTCAGTGGCCTTGTGCTTGTTCCACGCGACCATCATCGGGTGATCCGCAGGTAACGGAGACATGACGGTCATAGTTCGGCCCCCTGCTGTTGCGAGGCGCGCGCCGCCTCAACTACTTCGGCAACCTCAGCGCAGAGGCCGTCTTCAGCGCAGCCACTACACAGCGCCACGTGGCAAAGTGCCTCGCGGTATTGCTCCGCGCGCTGCCGCTCGGCCTGGAGGGCGATCTTGCCGTCAGCGATCCCCAACCACAGGTGCAATTCCCGTAATGCGCGTTCTCGTACGTCGCCGGTTTCTGCTGCGTAGCCCTCCAGCACCCTGACGCGGACGCGCTCAAGGTCCGTCAACACCGCCAGCTGCTCTGGGGTCAGCATGGGGAGGCTCACGACGCACCTCCGATCAGCAGGCAGCCGAACAGCACGCCGAGTCCGGCTACCAGGCTGCATCCGAAGCGTGTCGGCATCGTAGGCGCTGCGAACGACATCAAGGCCGCAACCGCTGCGACGGCGAATTCAAAGGCTGATCCTGTGTTCACGACGCACCTCGCACGATGGCGCGCGCGGCGTTCAGGCAAGAGAGCGCTCGCTGAAACAGTGGCTCAGCCTTCGCGAACCGCCGAAGCCGGCAGAGATATGCGCCCATGAACGCGTTTGGGTCGGCGCTCTCGATGAGGCTGTGCACCTCCGCGCACTCCGCCTCGGTGAGAAACGGGCGGGGCGTCATCGGGAAGACTCCTGCGCGGCGACAACTTCCCGCCGGCACTCCCACAGGCAGCGCTCGACGCCGCCGTTGCCGACCTCGTCGCGCAAATGTTTCAGCTTGACGCTCGACTCGGCCCAACCTGCTCGCGGCGGGATGACGCGCACCAGCACAAACCCAGCTGCGCGAAGCGACGCGCCAGACTCGCCCTTCTGCGTATAGGTGATGACTCGCTCGTAGCCCATCGCGAAGGCCGCACGGCGGGCAGCGCCGTACAGCATCGAGTTCGCGTTGCGTGCGCCGTCGGTGCACGTGCGGTTGATCTCCAGCGTTGCGCCATCGTCGAGCGCGCGGGCGATCGGCCGACCCGACATCGCGACGCCGACGAGCCGCCCATGCGCCAGGACGCCGACCGAAAACTTGTGCCCGCGCGGTGGCTTGTTGTGGCGGTGTAGCTCCCTCACGAACGCGCATGCCGCCTTGAACGTCACCGGCACGATGCGCAGGCCCGGCGTGACTATCCGAGTGCTCATCGCAACTCCTCCCTCGCCACGAAGGCGTCGCACTCGTCGGAGGGGCCGAGGGGCGGCTGTGGCCACCGGGTGACGAACTCCCAGGTCGCGCCATGGCCAAGCCGGTCAACGAAGTCGTTGACAAACTGCGGCGCATTGCGCCGGCACTCGCCCGTGGCGGCGCGGTAGGCTCGACACAGCCCGCACCGCCGCTTGACACCTTGCTCCACCACCGCTTCCTGCATCACCTCAGCCACGACCGCCTCCAACCGCCTCTGACCCCACCCACCTAGGGTGGTTTCTATTTTTCGCTCCAAATGGAGCATTGGTCTTGCGAGCGCCCAGCGCTCGTGATTCAATAGTTCTCATCTGGTTCTTTCTGCTGCGTTGACGCGCAGCGGTTCTGCACTCGAAGGCCGGGGTTGGCGCCCTGGCCTTTCGTGCGAAAAGAGGGCGCGCTACACGGCGCCCGACCTCCGCGACCTCATCGTTAGAACCGCTGGTCGCGTTCCATGCGACGCAGACATTCTTCCGGCGTCTCGTCAGGCCACAGATCCTGACCGCAGCCGGTGCAGCCGCCTTTCCAGCTGCCCGTTTTCTCGCCGACCTCAGCGTTGAATCTCACCTCGATCGATGTGCAGATCCGCCGCAGGAACGGCAGGCATTTGCGGCGCCAGATGCGGCGCTCGACGTGCACGGTCGCCTGCCGCTCTTGCACCTCGCCGCTGCGCAGCACGTAGCGATAGGGAAACGTCTTCGAGACAGCAGCGACCCGCGTTTGGTGCCTCTCCCAACTGCCCTTCTCGCCGATCCGGTAGAAGCGCTCGCCGTCGGCGCGCTCAACGGCGACGACGTTGCGGTCGAAGTCGAGTAGCTCGGTCGATCGCCAGTCGAAGTTCCACGGATACCACCAGACCCAACTGCGACGCTCGGCGCGCGTGCCCTCCGTGGGGCCCCAGTGTAAGTGGAGCGCGTCTTCGTGAAACGAGAAGCCGTAGTCGAGCCACTCATCTCCCCAGTTGAGGCGACGGAGCGGAACGAACACCTTGACGAACACCGCGAAGATATAGAGGCATGGCCGGTCGCCGTACGCATGCACGCCGAGCCCGAAGCCAGGAGAAAGAGCGACCTCGCCCCAGCTGAAGCGCAGTGACTCCACCTTGCCACGTCGATAGTCGACCCACTGGAACCGCGACCACGACTTGATCGCAGCAACCACGGTACTCACCGCCGCCCCCTGCGCGTGGCCGTGCGGGGCTCAACCGCTGCGGTGGCATGAGCGACCTCGACGCCACCGATTGTGCGCAGGTAGCCCAGCTCGCTCGTGGTGCTGAGGTCGGCAAACCGCGTAGCCGTCAAGCGATGCAGCGGCTCAACGCAATCCCGCAACTCCAAAGTTAGCAAAACGGTGCGGGGCTTCATCGTTCCACCAGCCCCGCCAATGCATGCACGACGCCGCGGAACAGCACGTCCTTCGCCTGCTGCTCGGCCGGCAAGTGATCGAACGGCACGATGCACGGATGCTGCTTCAGCGCCTCGTCTTTGATCCGGCCGTAGATCCAACCCATGCGCGCCTTCTCTTCCAGCCAGTTGTCATGGCTGGACGATGCGGTCGCGTCGGGATTGTTGAGGTGGAACACGACGCCGCTGATGGCGCTGTCGCGCTGCCAGGTTGGCGCGTCGTCCCACGGCTTCTGTGACGTGTCGCCCAGCCCCAAGCACAGCGCTCGGTTGGCTTCATGGGCGACACGGGCCACGTCGATAATCAGCATCCTCTCCTCCTCATCCTGCGGCGCTCACGGGCGCCGGGTCGTTGGGCGGCAGCACCAACCCTTCAGGCCGGTAGCCGTTGCGCACCCACGCGTCCCACGGCACACGCTTGTCGTAGGCGCCCGTGATCCAGCGCTGAAAGCCGACGAGTTCGCGCGTCCGCTCGAATGGCATCGGATACGGAACGGCGCCGAAATCACGCAGGCGCCGCCGCCGATATTCTCGGTCGACCGCAGTCTCGCCCGGCCAGTAGCCGACGAGCACGTAGACCATGATGTTGCGCGGGCTCACGCCGTGCGCGACGAGCCGTTCAAGGCCAGCGAATAGCCGCGCTTCGTCCTTGCGATTGTCCCACGCTGCATAGATCCGGCGCTCGCGCATCGACAGGCTGCGGTAGTCGACCGACGCAATCGCCGCCGCTTCCTCGTCGCCGATCGCGCGAACGTTAATGCCTTGGCAGAAGCTGACGCGGAATTTGCCGGCGCGCAGCTCGTCGATGCGATCGCGCCATCGCGGCTGCCCGAAGAAATCGTTATCGAGCAGCACGATGTCGCGCGGCCACGGATCGCCGCGCCAAATCTCGGCAATGGTCGCGGCTTCGCTGACAGCGCCCTCTTTGCGCGGCACCACGCAGAACGGACACTTTTGCCGGCAACCGCGCTGCGTGAATCCGATCGACGAGGTGAAGGCTGGAAAATCCGCGTAGTCGACCGCCCAACCGTCAACGCCGATCTGCTCCAGTGTCGTTTCGTTCCCACTCCCAGTGCCCCCGACGATGGCGCCGGGAAACTGGTGGCGTACCGCGTCGACGAGATTGCGGCTCTTGGCGAAGATCGCCGACGCGTAGACGCGGTCCGGGCGGAACATCAGCTCCGGCGAAATGTCGCGCGCATGCGCCCAACGCCGCAGCTCGACATGATCGCCAAGCGCACGATGGTGCGCGGCGATCCGCATAAGCGCGAAGTTCGGCAGCGCGCCGTCGAGTTGGGCGAGGAGAATGTTCACGCACTCCTCCGCTCATCCACAGCATCATCGTCGCAGTAGAATCTGGCTCTGACGCCATCATGCTTCGCCACGATCGGTCCGAGCTTTCCCTTGCGCGCCAAGCCCACCAACGCCCGCGCGCTCTCGACCGTGCGGTAGTGCGTCACCTGCGCAGCAAGGATCTCTTCGAGCGTGCAGCGGGGATGCTCACGCACGTACGCAATCAGCTGCTGCACGTCGCTGCGGAACACGGTGAAGTAGCTGCTGTCTGCATTCCCCGGCAGCGCCCAGAATTTGTGCTCTTCGCGGAGATGCTGCCCGAGCTCGCCCAGCTCCGTGCGCAAGAGTGGTGCCGGCACGGGCTCGGCGATGCCGCTCCTGCCGACGACGATCCACCCGAGCTTCAAACCTTCCAGTATCTCGCGCTTGATCGCTTCGTCCTCGCTGCGGCCGAGCGGCGGTGTGGCAACAGCGACCCAGTTCGCGTACGGGCGCCACTTCGCTGCCTGCAGCATCACGTCTAAGCCGAGGTGCATCTTGCACTCGACGACGAGGATGGATTGCGCGAGTTCCGGCGTGGCGACGATGTCGGGGCGCTTGCCGCCCTGCTCCATCTGGACCTCGCCGTAGACCTCGTATTTCTGGCGTCGCAGGTGTTGGGCGACTTCAGAGGCGAGGGATTGTTCGTGGGCGGAGCGAACGCGGCGGGTCATGCGGTGGCCTCCGCGACCAACGGCGGGTCATTGCGCAGCATCTCCAGCTGCCGCAGTGACCCGCGGCCGTTGGCGATCGCGTCCTCAATGTTGCGCAGCGCCTGGCTGTAGTACGACGGCTTCAACTCCACGCCGATCGCGCGCCGGTCGTTGCACAGCGCCGCCCAGACCTCAGAGCCCACGCCCATGAACGGCGTCAGCATAGTCTCGCCCGGATTCGACCACAGGGTCAGGAGGCGCTCGACGACATCGAGCTGTAGGGGGTGCAGGTGCTTCTCGTCCTCCGGATCGCGCGCCACCTTGTACTTCAGCACCCGATCGATACGGACATCGTCCCAGAAGGCGGATGCGTACTGCCGCCAGATCCAGTGCGAATAGCGATTCTCGATCTGGTTGCCCTCAAAGCCGCGGTAGCGGAGCAGCTCGGCCGGGATCTGCCGCGCGCCGGCGTATTCGAGTAGGCCATGCGGATGCGCGATCGGAATCGGGTTCTTGCCGTGCCGACGGAAGACCAGCACCTGATCGGCGGCCGCGTTGCTGCAGCGCGATGAGTCATCGACGATGGTCCGGTGCGCGAGGTTCTTCGCCATCGTCCGGTTGCGTACGCCGAGCGGCTCCTTCCAAACGTGGTACCGCGCGACGAGTTCGAACCAGCCGTGCCCACACTCGCCGTTGGCACGCTTGAGCGGCGCCGCCTTGCAGCTCGACTTGCGGCAGTGCGCGTGCAGCTTGATCACATCGCCGGGGAAGTCGATCAGGTGATCGGTGCCGGTGTTGCCCGACGGCACGTCCATGCAGTGCACGGCGGTCATCCGCCCCGGGATGGTGACGCGCTCCACCTCGCGCACGATGTGGTCGTAGTGTTCGAAGAATTTGTCGTAGGACGGCGCGTTCGACAGGTCGCGGTCCGATGACGAGTAGTGGAACAGGCCGACAAACGGCGGCGAGTAGATCGACAGATGTATCGACTCGTCGTGCAGCGCCGAGAGGACCTCGCAGGAATCGCCGAGGTACACGGCGAAACGGTCGCTGATCTCTTGCGCGCCTACGCCCATGCCGGCACCTGTTCGACTTCAGGAAAGCTGCGTCGGTGATCGATGGCCGCGGCGCCACGCATGTGGCGCACCAGAGCGGCGAACATCTCGTCTGCGGCCGCCGCTTTGCGCCGCAGGTTCGCCATCACATTGCGGTCGCCTTCGGTACCAATGAGGTCGACCGTGACCGGGCGCGTCTGTCCGAAGCGCCAGCAGCGCCGGACTGCCTGATAGTACCGTTCGTAACTGTGGTCGGGGAAATAGGTGAGGTGCGCGCAGTGCTGCCAGTTGAGCCCGAAGCACCCGATCGGTGGCTTGGTGATCAGGCGGTCTATCTGCCCTCGCGCAAACGCGCTGAAGGCCTCTTCCTTCTCCTCATCGCTGTCGGTGCCGCTCACCTGCTTCGCGCCCGGAATGAGCTTCTCGAGCAGATCGGCCTCGGCGTTGAGGTGGCACCAGATGACCGAGCTGTCGTGGCCAGCCAGGCGCTCGGCCACCGCTTCGCAACGCTCGCGCAGCGTGCGCCGGCGCTCCTCACGTTGCTCCTGCAGGCCGACGGCCGCCATCGGGAAGAGCTGACCTGGCGCAAGCGTGCGCGATTCGATCAGCACTTCGTTCTCGATCAGTGCCGGCAGCGCAAAGCGCGCGTCGTCGAAGCCGAGGTCGGACGGTCGCCGCGCGGCGCGCGCCCACGAGGCGACCCAGCGCCAGAATGGCTCCTGCGCATGGCCCTTGAAACGGAACTTCTCGCCAGGCGCCGACCGTGCGAATTTCACGCCGTCCTGCGTCGGCCGGAAGAAGCGCGAGAGCATGTCGGTATGGCCTAGGTAGCCGAGGGCCTCCGAGGACGTGCCGAGCTCCACGTAGTCGTTCGGCGCCGCCGTGGCGGTCGCGAGCAGCCGGAATGGGATCGTGCGCGCGAACTCCGTCACGGTCGCGCGGCGCTTGCCCTCGAAGTGCTTGATGGCGCTCGACTCGTCGCCGACGAACCCGCCGTAATCCCTCGGATCGAAGAGGTGCAGCCGCTCGTAATTGGTGACCGTGATGTTGGGACGCGGCTTGCCGTCGGAGGAGCGGTGCGCCTCGATGCCGAACTTCTCTGCCTCGGCGACGATCTGCGGACTGACCGCGAGCGCCGTGGCCAGCAGCACCGGCTTGTTGGTCTCACGTACGACGTTGTCGGCCCAGACAAGCTCGATCGGCGTCTTGCCCATGCCGCAGTCGGCGAAGATGCCGGCGCGACCGCGCGCGGCGCCGAATTCGAGCAGTGCGGACTGGAAATCGAACAGGAAGTCCGGCCGCCAGCGGAGCGGAAAGCCGGTGCAGTCGGCGTTCTGCGCTTTCGCCGCCAGGAACGCGCGATATTCTTCGAGCCGCGTCACTTCCCACCTCGCCCCGCACCCGAGCGCCGACCCGAAAGCCGACGCCCGGCCGTGCGAAAGGAGGTGAGATCCCGAGCTACTTCATGGTGCGCCTCCTGTGCTGTGGACTGCTCGAATAGGGAGACAGCCGAGCGTCCGTGGAGACGCCCGGCTGTCGTGGAACGGCTACGCGGGGGGGAGCCGGCAGCCGTCAGAGAACGTCCGGCGCTCAGCTCTCGGCGGGCGTGAAGTCGAGGTAGTACGACTTGCCCGGCTGCAAGAATCCTTGCGCCGCGGGATTGCTGATCGTGATCGTCAGCTCGCCGTTCGGCGACGCCTTGTTGAAGCGCTGGTTTTCCTCCAGCTCGTCGGCCATCACAGCGCGCAGCTTGGCCTGCTCCTGGCCGCCTTCCCAGGTGGTGATCGACTCGACCTTGAACTTCGCTCGCATGGTGCTCCTCCAGTGTGGCGGCGAGATTGCCGCAGAGTGCCGTGCTCATGAGTCGCTCCGCTCGCGACCGCGCCAGTCGTCACCGCCCCAGGCCTCGTGCTTGGCGCGCGCCGATCGAGACTGCGGATGCGTCCGCTGAACGGTGACCTCTCGCACCTCAAGCTTCTTCTTCAGGCCGTCGAGCGTGGCGCCAGTCTTGTAGGCAACGATCCGACTGTCGACGCGTTGCCCGTCGCGGAAGATTCCCTTGCGCCAGCCGAGCGCGCCGCACGCGCAGGAGTAACGCAGGCTCTCCGAGTCGGAGATTTCCGGCTCGTGAGTCCAGGTGTGCTGGCGACCGTGCGTCATGCGGCCTCCGACGCACCGGCAACGAACGTTCCGTCAGCGCAGTGCAGGTGAGAATGCCGAGGATCTGGGCAGGCGAGAACTTCCGGAGGAATCTGCTTCAGGCGCCAGCCCGTACGCTCGAGTGTCAGGCGCCCGTCGGTGAGCGTGTAGCTGGTGAAGGGGCAAGGATCGGTCCAGCTGCCGTGCAGCTTCAGCATGGTGATGGAGAACGTGCCGCCGTACTTGGCCCGAGAGGACGCGTGCAACACGACGCGCAGCACGCCGCTGTTGCGCATGCGGACGACGTCGCCGGTGCGCAGCGAGAGGAACTCCGCGTGCGTCACGCCACACCTCGATCAAGAGAGGGGGCGGCGACGGATCGGTGTTGAGCTTGGGCAGCCCGACCCGCCGCCGGAATGCCGCCGGGGGATCGCCGGACGGCAAGGATGATGGATTCAGACGGCGCGCCAGCCGCAGAAATGCTGGCGCGCCGCCGTACCGCCCTCGAGCAAGCAAGCTGCACCTGCTCCTGCCGCCACCGGCGGCGTCGCGTATGCCCTCCGACCTGGTCGCGGGTACTGGTACGCGCGGCGACCAGACCGTGCTCGCGTACCCCATGCCTTGTCGGGCTGACCGAAGTCAGCGAAGGGCTCTGTGGATTCTGGATAACTTCCGCTACTGGTCCCGGAACCACTTTCGCCACCCGATTTAGGGTGGTTTGCCCCCGATTCGCACTCGGGCTATAGGACGCAAGCCCTCGTAAACCCTTGCGCGCCCGTAGCTCAGTTGGACTAGAGCGTCTGGCTTCGAACCAGTAGTGAGCGTTATTCACGGCGTTTCCCCCGATGTCCGCCGGACCAAAACCGGACCGTTTTCGCTGCCAATTTTTTCGAGCGCCTCGTTCAGCCGCATGAGCTGCGCTTCATCGGCGTGCGGCAGGTACCGGGCGTAGTGTTTCTCCAGCGTCGCCACCGAAGCGCCGACCTGGCGCGAGATCCAAAACAGGTCGACACCGCCAGAGACCGCCAGCGAAATGAACGTGCACCGCGTGTCGTAGAGGCGCCGTGGCCGCACCTCCGCAGAAGACAGTGCGGCGCGCCAGTGCGTCTTGGCGAAGCGGTCCTGGTTGATTGGGCAGCGGCTGGGCGTCGTGAATACGGGCAGCGCCTCGCCGGGATGAAGCGGGCGCAGCTCGCGCAGCAGATCGGTTGCATGCTGCGACAAGCGCACTGTGCGTCGGCTTGCGCGTGTCTTCGTTGAGCCGACGATGCCGCTCACCCGCGAGCGCCGAATAAACACGCGGCGCGCCGACAGGTCCACATCGCCCCAGGTGAGCCCGGTAGCTTCGGATGGCCGCATCCCTGTCGCGAACAGAAACGCAATCAGACCGTGCGACCAACGCCGGACGGTGCCCTTCTTCCGCGCGCTGAGCGGGGCCTCGCGCAGCTTCGCCAAGATCTTGTCGCGCTCCTCGGCGGTGAACGGATCCGGGTCCTCGATCTCCTTCGCCGGCCAGCGCAGCTTGAGGCATGGATTCACCTTGACGACGTGGTCGACGTCGAGTGCGGTGGCGAAGAGGCCGCTCAACGACCCCTGCAGGTAGTTGCGCGCCGATTTCATCTTGAGCCCGGCGCCGACCCACTGGCCGCGTGCTGCTTCCAGCACCGCAGGCGTGATCGCCCTTAGGCGCATGGCGCCGATCCGCACACCGTCGAGCTGCGTGGCAGCGAGTTTCTTGATCGCGGTATTGAGCTCCTTGTACCGCTTCGCCTTGACCGACTGGCGCGCGAGCCATTCCGTCGCGTACCGATCGAAGGTCGGCTGCGCCGTCTCCTGCACCTCGATGCCGAGTGCGGCCTGCATCTCGGCGGCGCGCAGGCCGTGCGGGAAGAAGTGCAGATAGCGCGCCGGCCCGAAGTCGCCCGCCTTGATGGCCTCGGAGACGCGCGCGGCATAGCGCTCCGCCTTGGCGCGGTTCTCCGGCGTGTCGGGCCACGTCGTGCGCTCAGGCCAGCGTCGCCCCTGATGCCACAGGCGCAGCACGAGCTTGCCGTCGCGCGATTGCACCGCCGCGCCCATCAGTCGATCAGCTCCTCGTTCAGCGGGCAGCCGCGGTGCGGTTGCGCAACGCCAGGGATCGGTTGCGGTGCGCCTTCGCGAACCCAGGTCTCGAGCGCTTTGCGGCTATAGAGCGGCGCCGAGCCCTTCGGCTTGAACCAATGCACGCCGCGCCGCCAGCGCTTGGATTTGCGCAGCGCGTCGATGGTCGCGGGCGCCTTGCGCAAGAGCGCTGCCGCTTCGTCGCGGGACAGAAAGTCGCCGAGCGGCGGCACAAGATCGCCACGCCCACGCTTTTGTTTGCCCGCCTCTACCACCTGCTCCGCCACGATCCCTATCCCACCTCGCTGTCCCACCCAGAACAGCGAGCCCCTTGCGGCACATGGCCGCGTTGAAACCTAGACTGCTCTCAGCGTCCTGACTTTCTTCTCGCGCCCGTCGCCATGTAGCGCGACGATGCGATAGGCCGCGCCGTCGACGTCCATGACGACACCGCGCTCGGCGTACCACCGCACTTCGCGCCGGCCCTTCTGCACGCCGGCGGCGCTGCCGACGAGATGGCCGATGAGGATGCCGAACAGCACGAGCCCGATGGCGAGCATCACCGACGCGCCTCCGCGCGTGGCGCCCCTACGACTGCAGCCACCCAGGCCGCGGACTCGAAACCGCGCGCGGCGAGATTTGGAGTCTCACCTGTGCCCTGCACGCCTGGATGATAGGTAAGGGTGGCGAATTGTAGATCGCTATCTACCGGCCCTACCCTACCGCAATCGCTCGCGCTGCCCGCAGCGGATCCGCCAACAGCCGCAACGACATCGGCGATTGCGCCAGGCGTCTGGCGTGTGTTAGCGTCCAGATTGTAGCTGTCAATTTGCGCTACCCCGTCGCTGCCCTGACGCGATATTACCTGGCGGCAGCCTGGCGATGTTATATCAACCGCGATCTTTCCCGTACGCGGATCGGCGAATGTCCCATCTGGCCTAAGCCGGTTGGCATCAGGCATCTCACTGACACCGCGCACCTGTGGGGACCTGACGCGCGGGAAGGAAGAATGCCCGGAGCTTCGCCGACGGTTGGGACGACCGGCGGAGAGCCTTCGGTGGGATCGCGCATCGGGCGCAAGACGGGACTGGTGCGGGAAGAAGGAGCGCGATGGATCCGAGAGGCGCGATGGCGTGCGCAAGTGCGCGCATTCGTGTGGTGATCGCGTGCACGACGGCTCAGCCGCGTCAGGGCGCCGCAGCATTGCAAGCGTTCGCCGCTGAGCTGCGGCGCACGGAGCGAGGCGCCGGGCCGACGCCGATACAGGGAGGGCATCGGCACGCTCGATGCTCAGCGCGTTCGCGTGCGCAATGTGAATGAACGTTCGCCGAATGCCTGCGTCAACGAAGGGCGCGGTCGCCACCGGGTGGCGGGGGCCGCGCGTATAGTTCCAGAGTAGCAGCCGGGATTGACCGGCGGGGGTAGCGATGGGAGCGAATGGAAGCGAGACACAAGCCCTTGTGTTCACAAAGCCTAAAACAGTCGTATTGCGCGCGGGCGAAAATTCGGCGAATCTACGTCCGCGTCGTATGGCTTCCGCCCTGCGACATCCAACACTCAATTCGCGTGATCGGTCCAACGCACGGTGCGTTCGGGTATCGCCGCGTGCTGACGAAGCCTGACTTGGGGGACAGATGGACCGATCGTCGCGGCGTGATAGGGGACGTGGCGTGGCGGAGGCGGATGTGGAAACGAACAATCGGCGCGTCGCATGCACAGCGGCGCTCCTCGACATCGCTTGCGGCTCGCGTCGAGGGCCACGAATCGAACTCTCCGACGAGGAGCGCTCAATCGGCGACGCACTCGCATCGGGCGAGACGGCGGCGGCGCTGAGTTCGCGACTCGGCATGGCGCCCGAGCGCTTGGCATACGCCTGCGTGCGCATCATCCACGCCTCGCCTACTGATTGACCGCGGCCGCCTGGGCGGGCTCGTCGAGCCCGAGATCTTGTCGAGCCCGCCCGACGGCTGCATCGCGGATGTACTCCGCTCGCGAGAACTTCCGCGGCCCGGCCTTGCGCGCCTTGTCGACCAATCTCTTTTCGGGTGCGCTCAGGGTGATGCCGCCGATTCTCTCTCTGCCGCCTTTAACTGGGTCAGACATAGGTGGGGCCTGACTAGCATCAGTATGGTACCACTGTAAAGCCGAATCCCGCCCAGTGAGAAAATTTTTCGAGGGGACCACTTCGGTCCCTAATTGATAGCGCTGGGCTTTTTGACCGGGCGCTGGAGCTGCTGCAGCTGGGTCCGGGCCTTCAGGTAGAACTGCCACATAGCGGGATCGGTCTGCGCCTCTTCGGGTGCGACTAGCTCGGCGCCAGTCTCCTGCTCGATCTGCGCAGCAAGGACTAAGGCTCCATTGCGCAGAAGCTCCGCTCGCGACCAGCCCTTCAACTTGGCGGCCCGATCGAGGATCTCGCGTTCGCCGTCGGCGAGGGTCAGTCCCCCGACCCGCTTACGCCCGCCCTCGATCTGATCCGCCATCGTCGGCGGTGCCTACCAGCATGGCGCTAGGCGTCAAGAACCATCCGGATTTCATGGTTAAGAGACAAAAATCTCACTCTGGTACCAGATTTCACTTCCAATGGTACCAGACTGGTGCTACAAGTACGGGCATGCAAAAGGTCGCTGCTCCGATAGCCACCCCGGTCCCTACCGCAACTCGGCCGGCCCCCTTCTCCATCCTCTCCGTCACCGTCTGGGGCGCGACCTACCGCTGCGAACACTGCGGCGGCGAGTGTGAAGTCGACCTTCAATTCGACGACCTCGACGCCTCCGACCCCTGCTGCCCCGAGCCGCCGACGCCCGAGCAGGAGCAGGCGATCATCCAAGCGATCACGGAGGAGCGGGAGCCGTTCAACGCTTCCGCTTACGTATGAGCCGCGCCGCTCAATACGACCGCGACCGCCGCGCGGCGCAGGCTGAGCTTGCGCGACATATCTGCGCGACCTGCGACGGGTGCGGTCGGTGCACCGATCTCTGTGGACGGCATTTTGGCGACGAGAAGTGCGGCTGCATCACGGTGTGCACCGGCTGCACCAGCACGGTAATTCGCGACGACTGTCCGGTCGGCGATCATCGGCTGCTAGCGGCGATGATATTGGCGCCGCGCCCGCGGATCTTTCGGAGGGCTGCGTGATGGAGCCGCTATCCATCGTCGTTGCCGGCTCGAAGGGTGACTACGTCGTGACGCGCAGCGCCGCCGGCAACTGGCACTGCAGCTGCCCAGCATTCGCTCGCCGTCCCACTCAGCTCTGCAAGCACATCTCGAGCATGCACACGCCACGTGCGGAGGCCGCATGAAGACGCCACTCCCTTTGCAGCTGCCCTTCGACGATCAGGAGTTGTGGAAGCTCGCGACCGCCGCCAATGACGCGTGCGCCAGTGACTTCGCCATCACGCCGAGCGCGCTACTCGACTCGCTCAGCCGGCACGCGAGCGCCATCGACGACCGGATCATCTCCGCAGCGCACAATGAAACGCTGCGCGCGGAACGTGACGAGCACCGGCGCCGAGCAGACCAGACACATGCGGCCTATGTCGGCGTCGATGGGCTCTATCGAGCGTCCCGCGAACGCGAGCACACCACCGAGGGGCATCGACAGGAGGCTTTTCGCTCGCTGGAGCACGAGCGAAAGCAAGTCGATCGGTGGCTCCGGGTCGCCCTGCTGTTAGCGAAAGGTGACGTCCCGCAGCTTGTCGACGCGGTTCGCGCCTTCGAGGCGCAACGCGATCGCGTCATCGCTGATCCGAACGCGGAGGCGCTCGCCGAATACAGGCGGGCGGGTAGTGCGATCCTGGAACTGATCGGGCACGCGCCCGGGGAATCAGCCGCATGACCGACCGCGACCTGATCGAGCGTGTCGTCCGTATCGGCGTCGGCGCTGTCACCGCGCTCGAACTCTCTGGCCTCTTTCAACGCGGCTACATCGAGACGAGCAACGGCTTTCGGCTGACCGAGCGCGGGCAAGCGTTGCTCGATGCAGAGCCGCCGCACTGTCCCGAGAGCGGCGAGAGTGTCGCGGACTGCGATCACTTGGTCGATCTCAGCGAGGTCGAGTTGGGCGGTGAGGGATGATGAAACTCGGTTGGTTCCTGCTCGCGGCAAACGCGGTCGCGGTGCTCATGAACCTCGCCTGCGTCGTGGGCAATTCGATCGCCGGCAACACCGGCTGGGCGTTCGTCAATGGTGCGGGGGCGATCGTATCGCTGCTGGCCACGTGGCTATGCGTCGCGGGAATTCGCCGACGCCATCACCGAGCGGAGGCATAGATGCAACTGCGCGATCTGTTCATCCCGGCGTTCATCTTCGCCGCCGCATACGCCTGCTTCTGGATACCGGCGCTGCTCCCCATCGGAGGTTGAGATGGTCACCGTCCACATCGGCAAGGTTAGTCCGCTCCCACCACGCCATTACCGCGACGACGACATCGAAGTCGTTCTCGTCCCCAACGGCTGCGTGTGGATGAAGGCGAAGAATCTATTGCCCGGCGATCTGATCCAAAGTCGGGGCATCGTCACGCGCGTCGAGGCGATCAAGGAGGCGGCCTAGTCATGCCCGACCGCTCCGCAAACGACATCGTCCTCGGCGCGCGCGCTGAGCTGGAAACAAAGGATCAAGCGCGCCGACTCGATCATTTCGCCGCTGCCGCACTGACCGGTCTCTTGTCGGTATCGCCACCCGATCGCGACTGCTTGACGCCCGAGGCGCTCGTGGCGACCGCTTGGCACTACGCACACCTGATGCTCGGCGAGTCTGAGAAGTGGAAGGCGGAGGTGAAGTCGTGAGCCGCGCCTTTCTGCTCGTCCTCGCCGTCATCGCAATCGAAGGCGCCGTGGTCTGGCACCTCGTCGCGCCGGTGTTCTCGCGATGACGTGCTGGAGCATTCTGGTTGTGCTGCACGGCTACGTCGTCACCCGGCTCGGCGGTCGCGGCGAGCCGCTGCGCGAGTTGCTCAACAGTGCAGCCGTCGCCGACACGCCAGCCGCCGTGCTCGCGCATCTGATTCTTGAAGACGCCGAGATGCCGAGCGGCGCCCGGGAATGCGACGTGCTGGTGCGGCTCCATCTTGCACCGCAGCTGGAGAAGAAAGGCCAAGCGCACGTCACACGCACACAGCTTGAGCGCTGCGTGGCCGAAGCTGAGCGCGGAGCGGCGGCGTGAGCGACAAGCCCTACATCTCGACGTCGCAGATCACGACGTTCGACGGCTGCGGCGAGCAGTATCGCCGGAAGTACATCGAACGTGAATTTCTGCCGTCAGGGGTCGCGGGCCTGCGCGGCTCAGCGGTGCATGGCGCCTCCGAAGTGAACCTGCGCCAGAAGATCGCGAGCGGCGTCGATCTGCCGCTGTCTGACCTGGTGGATGCTGCGGCGACGGCCTTCGAACGGCGCAAGGACGAGGGCTACATGCTGACGCCGGAAGAGAAGGCGATCGGCGCCTCGATCGTGCTGGGGCAAGCGAAAGACCGGGCGGTAAAGTTGACCGGGCTCTATGCCGATCGCGTGGCGCCGCACATCCAGCCGAAGAAGGTCGAGACGCGCCAGCGCATCGCATTGCCCGGTGAGTACGATTTGCTGGGCATCCTCGACGTCACCACCACCGACGACCGAATCAAGGATCTGAAGACCGGCAAGGCGCTCGCGCAAGAGACCGTCGACCAGTCGCTGCAGTTCTCGATGTATGCGCTCACGTTCCGCGCAGTTGAGGGCGTAGACCCGACCGGTATCGACGTCGAGAATCTCGTCGACACGCGCGTGCCCAAGCATGTTCGCCTGACCACGACGCGCGGGCGGCGCGACTACGAAGTGCTGGTGAATCGCCTGAACGCCCTGCTCGCCGCGCGCGAGGCAGGCGTCTTTGCGCCAGCGGCGATCGGCGATTGGAGGTGCTCCGCGAGGTGGTGCAGTTTTTTCACCACCTGCCGGTTCGCGAATTCCGAGCGTCGCGCTGCTGCCGACCAAGTCGACGTCGAGCAGTGACCCTCACGGAGGAAGACATGATCAAAGGCATTGTCCCCGCGCTCGCTGAAGGCGGAAAATTGAAGCTCGGCGGCCTCGGCGAGACGCGGAAATCGCGCAAGGGCGAAGACTACCGCATGCCGGTGAAGCTCGATCACTTCATCGTGACGACCACCGAGCGCGACGCGTCGACTGGCGACCTCATCATCGACGACGAGATGATGGCCGCGCTGCCAAAGGATGAAGACGGGCACTGTCGGCAAATCCCGATCGTACTGCACGACGACGACATCGAGCGCGTCTTCCCGACTACCTATGCGCTCTACCAAGGGCGCACGCTCGTCTGTCGCGGGGATGGCGAGAGCGCCACGCGGTTCGAGGTGAAGAACGGGGAGAAGACGGGCGCATTCAAGGACGTCGACTGCACCTGTGCATTTCTCGATGCAGACAGCGGACCGATCTGTAAACCGCACGGCACGCTGCACTGCTCGATTCGCATTCCGGGCCACGCAGTTGCCGGGTCGGTGCACAAGTGGCGCACGACCTCGATCATCTCGATTCGGCAGATGATCGGCAGCCTACAGCAGATTCGCGACGTCTGCGGCGCGCTCACCGGGATTCCGCTCTGGCTGGTCGTGAAGCCGATCAAGGTGACGCCGGTCGGCTCGACCCCGACCACCGTCTACTGCTGCCACGTCGAGCTGCGCGCCACCGACGTGCAGGCCGTGCAGCGTGACGCGATCGCCGCGGCCGAGATGCGGCGTCGGGTGCGGCAGTCGATCGGGTACCGCGCTTTCACGCCGCCGGCGGTGGACGAGACGCCCGAGGAAGAGGCGGACGTCCAACAAGAGTTCCACCCGGACGTCGATCCGAACGCCCCGCCGGTGAACGGCAACGGTAACGGCACAGCGAAGACGGTCACGCTTGACGACGTGATGAGGGGCGCCGGCGCCACCAAAGACCCGGCTCCGCCTACGCAGCCAGTCGTGTACCTCGGCGACTACATCCAGGCCGTCAACGAGCTGGTGCAGGAAATCGAAGCGCGCAAGGCCGGCCAGGGCAAGAACGCGCTCATCATGGCGGTCGGCAAAGACGATCTCGACGGGCTCACCAAACAGCAGCTCGAAGAGGCCGCCGAGTTCCTGCGCTCGATTCTCCCCAGCTTCAAGGCGGCACCGGCGGAGCCGGAACCGACGACCGATCTGCCGCCCCCGAAGACGCAACCGACGCCCGACGCCAACGGCCAGCGCCGCCTCATGTAGGCCGCGCGCCACCCCGGAGAACCCGACCATGCGTATTGTCACCTCAGGGCTGAAATCTCACCCGCTCAGCATCGAGCTGCCGAAGTTGGCGTTGATCACCGCCGGAAATGGCGGCCACAAGACTGCCATCATCGACGCGATCAATTTTGCCGTCCTTGGTTACGTTCCCAGACTCGGCAAAGAGCCTGCGCGCACCGCCAAGATCATGAGCGCCAGCGCCCGCGAAATGCGCGTGCAGCTGACGCGCGACAACGGGACGCAGATCACCCGCACGCTCACCCGCAAAGCGGACGGCGGGTTTTCGCGAGAGGTGCGTGCGTCGTGGGTGACGAGCAAGAGCGAGGACGAGCATCAGGCGGCGATCTTCGAGCTGTTCGGCGGGTCGGCTGTGGAAGCCGAAGAGGCGCTCAACATCACGGGCTTGATCCGCCTGCCCGAGAACCAACGACAGGCCCGGCTGCAAAGCCTAATCGAACGCGGGCAGGACACCGACGCCATCTCGGTGGCGGTCGCGAAACGGTGGACGCAGATCCTCGCCGACGTCGAGGACGCGCGCGTTCCGCCCGACTTCGACGACCCCGCTGGCGGCTCGCAGAAGATCCCCGGCTACATCCGGCTGCGCCCGCTGATCAACGGCTACAGCGATAACGAAGCGCTCAAGCCGCACACCGGCCAGTACGCATGCGCGGTCTACATGGCGGACGAGCTGTGGCCGAAGATCAAGCACGGCGGCATCGCGGGTGCGCTCACTTGGGCCAACGAAGAGAAGAAGAACGCGAGCGCGAGCCTCACCAAGAAGAAGCAGGCCCGCAAGGAGCTGTCCGAAAGTCTCGAGGCGATGCCCGCACCGGACGCGGGAGAGATCGACCGACTGGCCAAACGTGTCGCCGAGCTCGACCAGCAGATCGGCGCCGCAGAGGAGCGCGCGCAAGCGACCGCCCGCGCCGCCAAGCTGCTCAGCGATGCGAAGCTGCATCAGGGCGCGGCCGGGCAGGTGCTCTTCTGGGCGATAGTGGATCGCGTCATCTTCGAAGACGAACAGGCCCAGTTGCCAACCTGGCGCGCGCAGCTGCCGGAGATCATCGCGGCGCTCGACGCGTTGACCGCCCCCACCCTGCCCGACTTCAGCGAGGCTGAACGCTCAGAGCGTCAGGCGACAGATGCGGATGAAGCTGCAGCCGCGGTCATCATCCCGGACGCGCTCGATCTGGCGCCGCTCAGCCAAGCGGTGCTGCGCGCGAGCGGTGCCCTGTTGCTGGCGAAGCAGTCCCCATGGGCACGCGCCGCAGAGATCGCCGCCGCCTTGAACCTCGAAGCGGTCGCTCTCGGCAAGAATAAGAACCTCGTCGTGAAAACGGCGAGCGCGCACATCGTCGAGTACGCGACCGAGCTGTCGACACTGGCCAGCACGCACGGCGCGGCCGATGTCGAGGCGTGCACCGCGGATCTGAAGCGGGCGGATGCGGCACTCGCGAACGCGGAGCGCGATGCGAACGTGTCGTCGACCGCGCGCACGGCCGCACTCGCTCGGCGCACTGCCCTGCAGGATGAAGGCACCAAGGCGCGAGGCGCGGCCAAGGATCTGCGCGCCAAGCTGACCGAAACGTACGAGCAGGAGCGCGCGCTCTACCAGCAGCGCCAGGCCGAGTTGACCACGGAACGCGACCGGCTCCGCCCGCTCGTCGATGGTGCCACCACACGGGAGCAGTCGACGGCCGAGGCGGTGCGCGACGCCGCGCAGATCCTGATCGCCGCGCAGCAGCGCGTCGCCGATCTGCTCTCAACGCCGATGCCGAGCGGCACAGCATCACTGGTCGCCGATCTCACCACTGAGCGCACGGCGGCAGCGACGCGCCTCTCGACCCTGAATGCCACCCAAGCCACGCGCGACAAGTTCGAAGAGCTGGTGCGCGAGATCGACGCGCTCATGGCGGCCGAAGTGGTCTGCAAGGCGTTGGAGAAAGCGCTCCAGCGCGTGCGCAGCGAGGAGATCACCCAAGGCGCGGAGCCGCTGCTCTCGATTGTGCGCGACTACCTGAAGGGAGCGGGACGATCCGAATCGCCACGTCTCCTCGGATGGGAACGGGCTGGTGAACCGATCGACATCGAAGCGTTCTCCGGCGGCGAGTTTGCGCTCTTTGCCTTGGGCTTTGTCGCCGCGGTCGACATTCGGCGCGGGATCTCCCTGCGGCTGCTGCTGAGTGAAGCGGCCGAAGCCGACGCCGAGACGCTGGCGCAGATCATGATGGGCATCAGTGCAATCGGCGATCGCTTGACGGGGGCGATCATCGCCTCGCCGCATGAGCCGGCGCGCATTCCTCCGAACTGGGTTCAGATGACGCCGACGGGGGAGCGCATCGAGCGCGGGAGGAAAGCGGCATGACGCGCGAACAGCTGGACGAGTTTCGCTCCATTCTCGGACGTTCGTTTCTAGGCGATCAGTACCCGCTGTGCTCGTTTCTCGGATGGACCGTGGCATTCGGACCGCATTCGCTCTTCGCGATTCAAGACACCGACGGCGAAGAGCTTCCGGAGTTGCACGAGGAGCTGCAGCGATATTTCCGGCTGAACGTGATCGGGCGCGTAGACTCGGCGTATTTGCGTGAGGTCGTCGGGACGCTCGAACAGATGACCGTGCAGTGCCCGAAGTGCGCCGACGGCAAGCTGCCGCCCTGCGACGAGTGTACGGGCGGCGGCGAAGAGACGCACCAGTGCAATGAGTGCGACGAAAGCCACACGGCGGTCTGCAACGCCTGCGACGGCGCAGGGACGCAGGCCTGCGAGTGCATCGACGGCAAAGCTCGGACACCGCAAGAGCAGTGCCTCATCCTGATCGGTGACAAGATCTTCGACCGCTACCGCCTCGCGCCACTGGTGGAACGACTGGAAGGCGCAACGATCGATGTATCGCTCATCGACGACGTGGTGTTGCTCTCCACGGATCAGACGCGCGCGCTCGTCATACGGATGCGCGATACCGACGCCGCATCGGCGCGACGACTCGAACTGGAGGCACTGCCCGCATGAGCGCCGAGCGTCGCAATTCTTCCGTGGTGGTGGAGTCGCTCGTCAACGATGACCAAGAGCCTCTCGTTCAGGTCACATTCACGCGTGAAGGCGTTGGCACCGTAGTCCAGCTGACCGTCGCCGAGGCGAAGCGCACCGGCATGGACTTCCTTGAGGTGGCGATCGCCGCCGAGTCCGACGCGGCGGTGCTGCAGACGCTCTTTCACGACGCGCGCGGCGTGACCGAGGAGCAGGCCATGCACGTGCTGCGCGGGATTCGCCGCCGCCGCAATACCCCGATCGCCTTGGCGGTCGACAACAAGCCGAAATGCGGAGTGCCGTCGTGAACGAATCGCATGCATCAGCGCGGAGGGCGCGGGGCGTACAGATGGCGAGGCCCCGGCGCCGTCTCAGTGGGGGCGTACGTAACAGGATGTATCCGGCTCATCGCTCTGGGTGTCTTCGGATCTCATGTGCCGAGGGGAATCCGGGATGCTGGCAAACCGGTCGCACCCTCCGCGGTGATGCATGAGCAAGCGCCCGCAGAACGAAGAAGCAACCGGCTCGTTCATAGACGATCTCGACCCGGGCATCCGCGATACGGTCATGCTGCTGCGCGACCGAGGCTTCGAGACCACCGATTCGGGCGACGGCCAGAGCAAGGACGGCTGCGGCGTCGCTGACGATAACGGCGTCGTGCATCACCTCGCCTTTCCGCACGTCGCGGCGAAGACGACCTGTCCGCATCTGTTCGAAGACGCCAAGCGGATGCAGGCGCTGCTGCGTGAGCACGGGCCCGACGGGCTCTCCGACTGGAGTGTCGAAGGAACATTCAGCCCGGACGGTGGTTGCACACTGTTCGCGCGAGCCAACCCGCCGGACATGTGGAACGCAATGCGCACCGCCATCTGGCGCGCAATCAAGCTCTATGCGGTCGCCAACGCCGAACCGCTTCGATCCACTTGCGCCGAAGAGGTGGACCGACTGCTGACGTGGCTTGTCATCGACATCGCGCTCCAGACGATAGAGGACGTCCGGTTTCAGATCGCTGCGCACGTTGAGAAGTTCCGCGATCGGCACCATCCGGACGACGGACCAGCGCGCAACGCGCTCACCGAACTCGCCCTAGAGATCGAAGACGGAGCAGACTTCCGCGAGACTCGAGTGCTTGATCGAAACGGCTTCGACGTCAATGCGATCCGCCGAGAGGGGCGGCGATGAGCGATCGTCAGCCCACAGCACTCCATCTCTTCTGCGGCGTCGGCGGCGCCGCGCTCGGCTATCAGCGCGCAGGCTTCACTTCGGTCGGCGCCTTCGACATCGACGCGCTCGCCTGCAAGGCGTTTGACTACCTGACGGGTGAGAAGGCGACGCAGGCCGACCTCTTCGCGATGTCGCCAGCCGATCTCCGCAACGCGTGCACCGGCCGCCCCGACGTCGTCTTCACCTCGCCGCCGTGCAAGCCGCATAGCCGCTGCCTGCCGCAAGCGAAGTCCGAAGAGCCCGAGTACGTCGCCATGGCCGCGGTCGCGCTGCACTCTATCTGGCTGGTGCTCGAAGCCTGGGAGACACCGCCGCCGCTGATCCTGCTGGAGAACGTGCCCGGCATGCTCTCGCGCGGCAAAGACTGGATGCGCCACATCAAGGCGCTGCTGCGCTCCTACGGCTACGCGATCAAGGACGACCCGCACGACTGCGGCCAGCTAGGCGGCCTCGCGCAGCGCCGCAAGCGCGTGCTGCTCGCCGCGCGCCACATGGAGCAGGTGAAGGCGCATCTGCGTTTGCCGCCGCTTCAGCGCCTGCGCGGCGTCGGTGAAGTACTCGGCCAGCTGCCGGTGCCGCTGCCCGGCTCGAAAGAGGGCGGCCGCATGCACCGCCTGCCGCGAATGAGCGCCATGAACTGGGTGCGCCTGGCGCTCATTCCGGCCGGCGGTGACTGGCGCGACCTGCCGCCAGCTGTCGCGATCAACGGCGGTCCCGATCGCCACCATGGCGGGTACGGCGTCAACGACTGGGACGAGCCGAGCAAGACGGTCGTCGGCGCCGCCGAGCCGCGCAACAAGCCGGTGTCGATCGCCGACCCGCGTCTCGGCGATCGCGCCGGCCGGCAGAACGGCGGCTTCGGGGTCAATGAGTGGCCCGAGCCGAGTCACGCCGTGTTGGCCGAGGGCACGGTGCGCAACACCTGGGCGAGCGTCGAAGATCCGCGGGTCAACGCGAGCCCTGATCGGCACACGAGCGGCCTCGGTATCAACGAGTGGAAAGAGCCGGCGCGCACGGTGGTCGCGAAGGGACGCGTGCGCAGCGCGCGCTACTCGGTCCAAGATCCTCGTCTCTCCGACAAGGCGCGACACAACTCGCAGTATGGCCTCGGCGATTGGGGCGAGCCGGCGCAGACGATCACGGCGAGCGCGCGCTTCGGCGGCGGCTGGTCGGCGATCGCTGATCCGCGCCTGGCGTCGACGCCGCGCAGCGACAGTTACGGCGTGGGCGGCTGGGACGATCCGGCGCACACGGTGCTCGCATCGGAGAGCCACGACAACAGCCGCGCGTCGGTTGCTGATCCTCGCATTGAGAAGCAGCGCCGCGAGGGCGCCGTCGGCGTCACCGGATGGGAGGAGCCGTCCACGACCGTCATCGGGCGGGCCATGGTGCAGAACGGGCCGTGGCAGGTCGCTGACCCCCGCCTCGGTCATCAGCCGCGCTCGGGCATCTTCCACGTCCAGGCCGGCGACGAGCCTTCGAACACGGTCATCGCCAGCGCGGGCAGCAAGACCGCTGGCGGCACGTTCGGCCTTGCCGATCCGCGCATCGATTACACGCCTCGTCCGGGCACGTATGGTGTCGTCGGTTGGGCTGAGCCGTCGCATGTCGTGCGCGCCAACTTTGCGCCGAACCGCGCTCCGTCGAGCGTTGCCGATCCGCGTATGCCCGAGATCGTCGGTCCCTCGATCGACACGCAGAACAAACGACCTTGCTACCTGATCATCCAGGCGGCCGACGGCACCTGGCATCGGCCGATGACCACGCTGGAACTCGCGGCGCTACAGGGCTTGCCGATGATGGTCGACGGCAAATGGCTCGATCTGCCTGGCAACCACGAGCAGATGCGGGAGTTGATCGGCAACGCCGTTCCAGTGCCAGCGGCCGAAGCGATCGCACGCGCCTGCGCCGCCGCACTGCGCGAGGCCGGCGTCTTCACGCTGTCGAATGACGAGATCTGGGTCGCGCCGCCCGTTGAGGCGTTGAGCGTCTGATGCTGCTCGATCTTCAAAGGGAGCGCTGGCCGGGTGCTGATACACCCGACCAGCACCCTCCGACCACAGTCGTAGCCTGTGACCCTCGGGCCCAAGGCTCCCCCGCCTCGTACGAAGCGCGCGGACCCTATCGGCCCTCACTCCACGCGACAACAGGAGGGTCAATGCGCAGTCCGATTCCATGGATGGGGAGCAAGCGGCGGTTGGCGGGGATGATCTTGGAACGACTGCCCGAGCATCGGTGCTTCGTGGAGGTCTTCGCCGGCAGTGCCGCGTTACTGTTCGCGCGCGACGAGGCCGCCGACGTTGAGGTGCTGAACGACATCGACGGGGACCTGGTGAACTTCTTTCGAGTGCTGAAGCATCACCTCGAAGAGTTCTGCCGCCAATTCAAATACGCCATCGTCAGTCGGCAGATCTGGGAGTGGACCAAGGCCACTCCACCGGAGACGCTGACCGACATTCAGCGGGCGGCGCGGTTCTTCTACCTGCAGAAGCTCGGCTTTGGCGGGAAGCCCACCGGGCGCACGTTCGGCTACAGCCCGACGGCGCCGCCGAAACTCAACCTCGTGCGCCTCGAAGAGGATTGCTCGGCCGTGCACCTGCGCTTGTCGCGGGTCCTGATCGAACAACTCTCGTGGGAGAGCTGCCTCGATCGGTACGACCGGCCAACGACACTTTTCTTTCTCGATCCGCCATACTTCGAGACGGCCGGTTACGGCGGCGCGCGGTGGACGCGCGAGCAGTATGAGGCGATCGCCGTCGCGCTCCGAGCGATAGCCGGCAAGGCGCTACTCACCGTCAACGACCATCCGGTGATGCGCCAGGTGTTCGCAGCATTCCCGCTCGAGCGCGTCGCGCTGAAGTACACGGTGGCTCGGGCCAGGGGTGACCGACCCAGCAGCGGTGAGTTGCTGATTCGGACGTGGAAGTGAGGAGGAGTACGTGAGCGACGAATCTGCCTCACGCGCCATCACCATCGTCACCGGCCTCGGCCGCTGCGGCAGCTCACTCGTCATGCGCATGCTGCACCGCGGCGGCATGCCGGTCGTTGCCGACGACTTCGCCTCCTACGAAGATCTCCGCGTCACGCTTCTTCCGGCGCATGCCGAGTGGCTGCCTGAATGCGTAGGCAAGGCACTGAAGATCCTCGATCCGCACGAGCACCTGTTGCCCTCGGCAATCTACGCCTATCGCTTCCTGTGGTTGACTCGCGATCTTCGAGAGCAGGCGCGCTCACAAGTGAAGTTCATCCGCGCCAACGGCTTCCGCATCGAGTCGCAGGCCTGGCGCTGGACGGAGCGTGGGCTCGCCAAAGACGTCAAGCGGAGCATCGACGTCCTGCAATCGCGGTATCAGTCGTCCACGCTGCTGCCGATCCGCTTCGAGCATCTGCTTGCCCAGCCTGGGGCCGAGGCGCGCCGCATCGCTGAGTTCTGCGGCCTAGCGCCTGAGCGCGCGCCGATCATGGCCGCCTGCGTGAAACAGCGCACGCCGAAGTGCCTGCCGTACCTCATGGAGTACGAGATCGTGGCCGAAGAGGAAGCCGCTCGTGGGTAAGGCGAGCCGCAGAAAGCGGGAACGCGAGCGCGCAAAGATGGACTTCGCCGTGTCGCGCTTCAACCTCGCGATGGACGCGCTCGCTGCCGATCCCTGCGAGACGTGCGCGTTTCGCGATCCGGAGGCGTGGATTGCCGATCCCGCCATCCCGCAAAAGCTCGCCGATGCGATGGCGCGCCACCAGCCGTTCTACTGTCACCAAGGGCTGGAGACGATCGACAACGTGTACCAGCCGGCGCCCGACCCCAGCACGATGAAGATGTGCGCGGGCTTCGCGCGGCTCTACCGGCGATTGGGCAGTCGGTCGGCGATAGAACAGTTGGCGGCGATTCGCGCGCTGCAGAGTGGTCTCTTGAAGCGGTACCTCACCACCGACGACGAGACGCCGAATCGTCTGCGCGGGCCTGGTGGTGTCGAAGCACTGGCCCAGGCGCTCGACGTCATGGCGGACCTACGCCGGCGGGGCATCGATCCTGAGACGCTAGACGAGCCGGACATCATCGCCGAGCTCGCGGCGGCAGAAAGTCGTGCGGGGGCTGTCCAATGATCGAACGGCCGATCCTCTTCAGCGCGCCGATGGTCAAGGCGATCCTCGCCGGCACGAAGACGCAGACGCGGCGTGTGGTGAAGCCGCAGCCGGAGATGCTCAAGCCGCTCGGCCCGAACGGTACGCCGTGGCCCTACCGCGTCGGCCGGCCGATTGCCGATATGCCCTCGGCCCGTTTCCATGAGCCATTTCGCTGCCCATACGGCGCGCCTGGCGATCACCTCTGGGTCCGCGAACACTATTTCGTCGCCGAGGTCACAGGCTGCGGGTCCGGTTATCCGTTCGTCGTGTTCGACGATGAATGGACGCAGGACGGGGGCGCGAAAGAGCCGTGCCCGACAAAGCTGCGCCCGATCACCGGCCAAAAGTGGGGCAGTCACGCCGGCTTTCATCTGCCACGCGCCGCGTCCCGCATCACGCTTGCCGTCGAATCGGTGCGCATCGAGCGCGTGCAGGACATCACCCTGGACGACGCCCGAGCCGAAGGTATTCCGCAGACCGCCGGCGAGGCTCAGGCACTAGGGCTGCATGATCTGACCAAGTCGCCAGGTCACGAGTGGGACAACCGAACGAGCGCCGAGAACTATGCGCGCCTCTGGGATTCCATCAACGCCGCGCGGGGCTTCGGCTGGGATGCCAACCCCTGGGTTTGGGCGATCACGTTCCGTGTACTCGAGTCGAAGAGCGCAGCGGGCTGACCACCACTGAAGGAGACCGCCATGCCATCGCCTCACATCGATCTGACGACAGTCCAGAGCAGCAACGTCGAAGCGGTCGGCTACGACGCCGCGACGCGGACGCTGCGCGTTCGCTTCAAAGGCGGCAAGGCGTACGACTATGCCGCCGTCCCTGCTGAGATCTATGCCGCACTGACGGGCGCCGCCTCGATCGGCAGCTTTCTCGCCACGCAGATCAAAGGCACATACGTCGCCAGCCCGGTCGCCCCGGAGCCCGTGGCAGAGGCCGCCAAGCGATTCGTCAAGGCGTACGTCGAGCACATCGAATCGGACGGCGCCGTGCGCCTGACGATAAACGCCGACATCGTGCGCGAGCTCGAGGCGCAGCCCGACGACTGCGAAGTGCACCTGCTGCTGGTGCAGCGTGACGGCAAGCCACTGGTCGACGTGCTCTATGACCGCGGCGCCGCGCCGTCCCTCAGCGTTGGCGGGTTGCAGTACCCCATGCCCAACCCCGATCCGCTCAGCCGCACATGATGGGCGCACCGTGAGACCGAAGCGAGCCGCATTTCAGGGAGTACCGAATCGAGGAGCGCCCAGAGTGCTGGGTGGTGAGGAGGACGCGGAGATGGACGAGGCGCTGAGCGAAGACGAGCAACACGCGGTCGTGACACGGCTCCGGCGCGACGTCGCCGAAGCGGCGCGCACGATGAACCAACGCGAGGGCGAGTATCTGGTGCGCGTCTATCACCAGCAACAGCGCCATCGCCTGGCGCTCGAAGCCCAGTTGCGCAGCCTCGGCGGCGCACCATCGGCCACGCTCGGCTTTCTGGTGGAACAGGCGCGCACGCTTGAGGCGCAGGTGCGGCGATCGCTCGATCTCTGGACCCGCGATCATCCGCCCAGTCAGTGGGCGAGAGGGATTGTCGGAGTCGGCCCGGTCGTCACCGCCGAGCTCCGCGCGTACACGCACATCGAGCACTGCCCAACGGTCGGCCATCTCTGGGCGTTCGCCGGACTCGATCCGACCAAGACGTGGGAGAAGGGCCAGCGCCGGCCGTGGAATCCCGATTTCAAGCGCCTCGCGTTCATCTTGGGCGACAGCTTCACCAAGGTGCGCGGCAAGCCGGGCGACATCTACGGCCAGGTCTATTTCGATCGGCGCGCCTACGAAGAGGCGAAGAATCTCGCCGGTGATTACGCCGAGCAGGCCGCGGCGAGTCTCGGGCGCGTCGGCAAAGAGACCGGCGCGCACAAGCATTACGCGGAGGGCCGCTTGCCGCCGGGGCGCATCTTCCTGCGCGCCAAACGCTACGCGGTGAAATTGTTTCTCGCGCACTATCACCACGTCACCTACGTGCACGTGCACGGGACGGAGCCACCGCTGCCCTACCCCGTCGTGCATCTGGGCCATGCACACGTCTTCGCGCCGCCGGCGTTCAAGAAAACGGGCACCGAAGACGTGTGACGTTTCACCTGAGCCGCATCAGCCGAGAGCACCGTGGTGTTGGAGCGATCCACACAGACAGGCAGTGAGCCGACATTCCGGGAGTACCGAGGTGTGGGAGCGAGCCGTCAACTGCGAGAGCACCGAGGAGGTTCAAGCGAGCCGATTACCCGAGGAGTACCGAAAGGAGGAGGCGAGCCGAATTGGATCTGGGAGCACCGTGGAGGTGGAGCGAGCCGATCGTTCTGGGAGCACCGTGGAGAGCGGGCGCACCGATCGCTGTGAGTACCGAAGAGGGGATTCTGCATGGGTAAGCGTCGGGGCAAAACCGATCACGTTCTATTCGGCGGCGCGATCGGTGAGGTGGCGCATTGCACGCGCTGCGGCGAGGGCTTGCGCATGGGCATGCCCGTATTGGTCGACGTGCTCGTGGCAGCAGGCAACGCGTTCGCGAAGGCGCACAAGAACTGCCCGGATACCGGCCGCGTCGAACCGGCACCAACGACACCTGGGGAGTGGATCGCCAGCCGCGATGTCGGCGTTAGTTCTGCAACGATCTGGTCGGTGATGACCGGCAAGCCGTCGCCGCTGGAGCGGTACAACACGCCGATGGACGAAGCCGACTTCGGCCGCTGCGATCGGCTGCTGGCGTTGTTTCCGGAATGGCGTACGCGGCTGCACGAGGTCGCAGAGAAGTTTCCGGCGTGGCGATCCGTCGTTACGCGCTGGGAGGAACGCACCCCGCAAGCGGCCGGAGCGGACCGCTAGCAATGGCCGGCCGCTCTCAGTCTACCCAAGATCTGCGCAACGCGCTCGTTCGCGCCGACGAGCTGTTCTCGCTGCTCCGAGACTACTGGAACAACGAGGACGACATCGGCGAGCTGATGCCGCGCATTCGAGAGTTTCAGGAAGAGGCACGAGCGATCCTCCGGAGGGAAACGACATGAACATCGAATCGATCACTATGGCTAAGCCCGACGCGCGCGCCGCCTTCGTCGAGTACCGCGACGCCTTGAAGGCCCGACACACGGCCGAAGACGAAGCGCTGATGCGCGGCTACAAGGCGCTCGCCAAGGGACAGCAGGTCATCGACCTGCACAACGTGATGCGCGCGGCTGGGCTCGACGAGGAAGGACGGCCGCGGCTGGCGATCTGTCGCGCAGACATCGGATGGGTGCGCTTCCGTCGCTATGACAGGCGCTTTGAATTCAGCGACGCACCCGACACGTTCTGGGGCATCCAGAATCGCCATCGACGACTCTACGTCGATCTACCGAAAGAGACGTGGCCCGACGACAAGCTTACGCGCCGCGACTGCCGCGCGATCGTCCCGCCGATCCCGCCGCGCTTCCGTCCCCAAGGATCACTCAGCCGCTACCACATCCTGTGGGAAGCCGAGTGGCAGGACGTGCCGACCGATCCGCTGCTGCTCAGACACCTCGGCGGCGCGCTGTATGCGGTGCTGGCGCAATGGGACCTCTCCGCATTGGAAAGGGCCGTGCTGCGCGGCCGGCTCGGGGCGCGATGAACGAGAGGCCAAAACGGGGCGCGGGGCCTAGGACATCTCGCAGGGGGCCGCTGCTCGATCGGTTCTCGCAGCGAAGGCTCAAGGCGCTGGCCGATCGCTTCCATCAGGAGCGCATCGCCCTGGAGCATGCCCAAACGCTGGCGCGCGCCGGATTCCTTTGCGGGTTCTCCGATCACGATCTCAGCATCCTATGGCGCGCCGGGTTCTTGTCGCTGCACGACCTCTTCATCTTGAAGCGCTCGTTCCGCAATGATCCGCGCACGACCATCCAGAGTGGCGCCAACCGGCGCAAGGCGCACCGATGAAACGGCGCACCGATCGCCAGCTCGTGGACACCGCCAATGCGCTCGCGCGGCGCTTCTACGCGCGCATGGGCTATCAGGTACCCGAAGGGTATCGCTTCGATGAGGCGACCCATCCGCACGAGGTGATGTGCTGGGAGAACGCCGTCGACGCCTTCACCATCATCGCCGACGTGTCGGTCTACGACGCGCTGGCCAACATTGAGGACTAGGCTCGGCGCCCCGCGTTTCGCTGGTTTTCGCGGTGGCGTTTGGCGCGCCCGGCGCTGGTGGGGGCCTCGTAGGGAGGCTCCCCGCCGGGCGGAGAAATGGAGGAGACAATGCGAGGCGATTTGCGACTGACCGATTTGGGACCGCGCCGGACAGAGAGCAAGCTGATGAACACGAAGGTGCCTGAGAATGTGCTGCAGGCGATCGGGGCCGCGGCCGCCGAGCTCGGGTGCTCGAAGACGGATGTCATTGTGGCGCTGTTCAACGAAGGGCTGGATGTGTTCGAGGCCAAGCGGGCGGAGTTTGAGACGATTGGGGCGCCGAGGGTACGGCGGGGGCGGCCGCCGGTGGCGCGCGCGGAGTAGTGGCGCTCACGATCAACGCCCAGCGTAGAACAGGCCGACGAACGTGACGGCGGCGATTGCCCAGATCAGCGGCGCGACAAGCTCGACGGCGCGGTCCTGGTCAAGGGTGACGGCGAGCTGGCGCAGCCGGCGGATGATCAACAACAGGTCTCGCATGCCAACCTTATGGGCGGCGCGCTTTTGATCGGTACGCCGTTGGTACATCGGCTCGATTTTCTTTGCGGCGGAGGTGGAGATGGCGGCGGCAGATGTGGCGGCGATCGCTGAGCAGATCCGCGCGCACGCCTATGCGTTCACCGACGAACGCGAGCTGCAGGACGGGCTTGCCATCGTCCTGGCCGACGTCGCCGGCCTGCACCGCGAGCACAGTTTCAGCCCGCAGGACCGCATCGACTTCCTGCTTCCGGACGGCGTCGGCATCGAGGTGAAGATCGACGGCAGCCTGTCCGACCTGGCCCGCCAGGTGCACCGCTACGCGCAGCGCGAGGAGATCACGGCGCTGATCGTCGTCACCAACCGGCTGCGCCTGGCGGAGCTGCCTGAGACGATCAACGGCAAACCGGTTGTGGTGGTGAAGGTAGGTGGATTGTGAGGACGTTCGGCACCGCAGAGCTGAAGGGCACAGAATGGGAGATCCGGTGCGAGCCGCACGTCGCCATTCGGCTGAAGCGCATGTTCGGGAAGGCGCAGCGCGCCGGCGGCAAGGTGCGGCTCAGTGACACGATCGAAACGGCGCGCGACCTGCAATGGTTCTGCGAGCGCTTCCCGCTGGCGATCACGCCGCAGGAGCATCTGAACCGACGCGCCGCCGCGCACCGCGAGCGCGAGGCGACGGTCTCGGCGCTCCTGTCAGGTGATTACGTCGCCCGCCCTTTCGAGCTGGCGATCCCAGCCCGCGACTACCAGAAGCTCGCAGCGGAGATGACGCTGCAGGTCCGCGGCCTGCTGCTCGCCGACGACGTCGGCATTGGAAAGACCGCGTCGGCGATCTGCATGCTCACTGAGCCGGCGACCCGTCCGGCCCTCGTCGTCACGCTCACCCATCTGCCGCGGCAGTGGCAGGACGAGCTGCGCCGCTTCGCCCCTACCCTGCGCGTGCACATCGTGAAGACGGGCAAGCCCTACGATCTGGTCGGCGCACAGCGTGGGCTCTTTGGCGAGTTCCCCGACGTGATCGTGATCAACTACCACAAGCTTGCCGGCTGGGCCGACACGCTGGCGCCGCACATTCGCTCGATCGTCTTCGACGAGGTGCAGGAGTTGCGGCACCGCAAGACCGGCAACAAGCCCTCGCGGAAATACGAGGCGGCAAAGCATCTGGCGGAGAGCTGCACCTATCGACTCGGCCTCTCAGCCACACCGATTCACAACCTCGGCGGCGAGATGTGGTCGGTGCTCGATGTGCTGAACGAAGGCGCACTCGGCTCGTGGCCAGAGTTCTTGCGCGAATGGTGCGGCGACGGCGTCGACGACAAGGGGCGCGCGAAGATCAGCAATCCCAAAGCGTTCGGTTCCAGCCTGCGCGAGCAGGGCCTGATGCTCCGCCGCACGAGAGCGGACGTCGGCCGTGAGCTGCCCGACTTGACCAAGATCGAGCACTACGTCGACGCCGACACGCGCGCGATCGATGCCGGCGAGTCAGCCGCAATGGAGCTGGCGCGCATCATCCTCGATCAGAACCCGCTCGCAAAAGGTGACAAGTGGAAGGCGTCTCACGAGTTGAACAGCATGCTGCGCCAGGTGACCGGCCTCGCGAAGGCGCCGTACGTCGCGGACTTCGTTCGGCTCTTAGTCGAGAACGGCGAGCGGGTCGTGCTCTACGGCTGGCACCGCGAGGTCTACAAGATCTGGATGGAGCGGCTGCGCGACTTGCAGCCGGCGATGTACACCGGATCGGAATCGCCGACGCAGAAGCTCGAGGCCAAGCGGCGGTTCGTCGACGGCGAGACGGACGTGCTGATCATGTCGCTACGTGCCGGCGCCGGGCTTGATGGCTTGCAGGGCTGCTGCCGCACCGTGGCGTTCGGCGAGCTCGACTGGTCGCCAGCCGTGCACGAGCAGGCGATCGGGCGCGTGCATCGCGACGGGCAAGGCGATCCGGTGGCAGCCTACTTCCTGATCGCCGACAGCAAGATCGACAAGGTGATAGCCGACACGCTGCAGGTGAAGAAGATCCAGATTCACGGGATACGTGATCCGGATGCAGCGTTGGTGGAGAGGCTGCAGGTGTCGCCGGATAACGTTAAACGGCTCGCGCGCTCGCTCTTAGAGCGCCGAGCTACGACATCGTCAGGGTCCGGATCCGTAGCTCTAGCGAACGATCGATGCTAGGATGGCCGAATGAGTAAAACACTTGAGGACGGGATTGCCGCGTTGTTCGCCGATCTAGAAGCCGGTGACGAGCAGCGGCAGAAGGCCGCGCTTGAGGAAGAGAAGCTGCGCGAGGGCCGCGATCAGCTCTGCCGCACCGTGCTGTATCCGGTGCTACAGGCTGCCGCTCTCCTGGTCAGCAAGCGATTCCCGCAGGCGACCGTATCGTACGACTATTCGGCTAGCCGCGACCCTCGGATGACCCTGACATTGGATGCCACGCGATCGCTCCAGTACACACCAGGGGTGAAGCCGCAGCGTCGGCTCATTGTCTCAGGAACGGAACCGACGAACATGCTCGATGCAGTGATAGCACTGCCGGACGATGCGGTAGGATTCGAAAAGCAGGTCGTTGCGGATCTCCGAGATCTTACAGAAGCGAAAAGAAAGGAACTGCCGTAGATTTCGCAGGTCACGGGGGGCCGTGCACTTGAACCAGAGACGGCAGCCCTAACCGCCTCAGGCATCGCTCAGGGCAAGCCCTTCTCCATCGGCAGCACGTCGCTCTGCTCAACCCACCGGTGATCACAGTGCGAGCACCGCCGGTGGTAGTGCCCGTCGCCGCCGTACGCGTCCGCGCAGCGCCAGCAGAAGCCGACCGACGCCGGCGGTCCGCCTCCGCACTTCGGACAGCGGACGCGCATGTTCGAGAATGGCGGGAGCTTGGAGACATGGACGGAGCCGGGCATGGGCCGGCGCTCTAGCACATCTTGCTGGCGAGCGGTCTCGGCCGTCGCTACCGTAAGCCGGCGTGCCGCTCCCCCGCTTCATTCCGATCGCGCCCCGCAAGATCGCCGGCCCAGTTGATCACCCCGGCATGAGCTGGGAGCTGAAGCACGATGGATTCAGGGCGCTCCTCTATCTCGACCGCGGCCGCGCGCAATTCGCTTCGCGCCGCGACATCGTGCTCGCGCGGTTCCAGCCGCTGGCCGACCGGTTGGCAGAACACCTCGGGGCGATCTCGCTCGTCTTGGACGGCGAGCTGTGCGTGCTCGACGACGCCGGCCGCTCGCACTTTCGGGACCTGCTGCGGCGCGACGCGGTGCCCGTCTTCTACTGCTTCGACATCCTAATGCACGGCGAGGACGACGTCCGCCGTGAACCGTTGACCGCGCGGCGTCGGCGTCTGGAAGATCTGCGCGGCCGCGCCCGCGAGTTAGTTATCGGCTCACACATTGTCGGTGACGGCATTGCCCTGTTCGGTGAAGTCTGCCGCGCCAACTGCGAGGGCATCGTCGGCAAGCCGCTCGAGTCGCCGTACGAGGCTGTTGGCGGCAAGAGTCCCTGGGTGAAGGTGTTGAATCCCGACTACACGCAAAAGCGCGGGCGGGCGGAGGCATTCAATCGGCGGCGGTGAGTTCACGAACGCGGCTGGCGCGCCGCCGTCTACGCGCTACGCTGGCTCTGTGCCGAAGCGAGACGACCCAACCGACCGCGAGATTGCCGCCCTGCTCCGGGGTCCTCGCAAGCCATCGATCCGCAAGGAGCCGCGGCGGAATATGAAACGCGACGGCGACGGGCAGCGGTAGCGGCTCAGATTATAGCGCTTGACTTATATAGCGCACGCGCTATACTGCTCGCATGGTTGAGGTGATCGTCACCCGCGAGTTCAAGGCCTGGTATCGCGGCATCACCGACACGGTCATTGACCAAGCGATCGACCGCGCCATCCTGTGGTTGGAGCGGTTCGGCGTCGCGCTCGGTCATCCTCAATCAAGCCAGGTGCTCGGCAGTCGCTATGCGATGCGTGAATTGCGCGTCAGCGCGAAGGGCCAGGCCATTCGCATTTTCTACATCTTCGATCCGCGCCGCCGCGCCGTGCTGCTGGTCGGCGCCATCAAGACCGGCGGCGCGCGCCGGTTCTACCGTGAGCACATCGCCCTGGCTGAGCAGAGCTACGAGACGTACTTGAAGGAGATCGATGATGGCGACGAAGAAGAAGACTAGCCAACCGTGGCGCGAGCTGCGCGCCGAGAAGTTCAGCGCGGCCGAGCGCGCGGCGATGGATGCTGCTTTCGAGCAGGAGCTGCTCGATATGGACCTGCGCCAGATCCGCGAGATGACCGGCGCCACGCAGGTCGGGCTCGCCAAGGCGGCGAAGATGACACAGCCGGAAGTGTCGCGCCTCGAGCGCAACACCGGGACGGCGCATCTCGCGACACTGCGGCGGGTAGTGAAAGCGCTCGGCGGGGAGCTGGAGATCGTCGCGAGCTTCGGCGACAAGCGCGTGCGACTGCGGGCTGCGGATGATCTGCTCGGGCATTCGGTCAAGTGGCGCAAGCGCGATGAGGCTGTCGGTATGTTGATTCCGCCGGCGGCGAAAGCGGTCGCCAAGCGCAAGCGAGCATAAAGTAACTGCGAAGCTGAGAAGCCCCATGCGACCGACACCCCTTGATCACATGCGCGAATACGACCGCTCGATCCGAGAGTGTGCCGAGTGCGGCCTGACGTACGCACCGGGCAACCCCGACGACCAACGTGAACATCGCAGGCGTCATCGACGCCTATCGCTTCGCTGGCGGTCGGCCCCGGGCGAGCAGATTGCTGGCGTCGACGGCGACCTTCGTGTGCTCGTCGTCAACTGCGCCTCGAAAGCGTGGCTGCGCCGGCGCGCAGATGGCATCGGGCGCCGCGCCAACTTGGAGATGCACTACGACTTCGGCGTCTACGACGGTGACGCGGTCAATGAGTTCCGCGAACACGCGTTCATTGGCATTGCCGCCGATCAGGTCGCCAGCTTCGTCGTCGTCGACTGCCGGACATCCTTCATGCGCGTGCCGTGGGAGCAGATCCACCGCAATCCTGTCGGCGATACCTGGCGCATGTACACGCACGGACGAGCGTTCGAGCGGCGTCGCGGATGGACGGTGAGCTTTGTCTGGACCCCCCAGGCAATCAGGCGGGCCGGCTTCGCGAGGCGAACGATTGCGATCGTCGCGAAGACCCTGCAGCTGCCTGTCGCCGACCTAGCATGGCACGATCCGTTTACGGACGCGGGACGAGATTTCGTGCGCTCGCTGTCACCCGAGACGGTGCTGATCGGGTGGTCGGACTGACGCGCGGCGAGCCGTAACCCGCCGCGCCAGCGCTTCTAGTTGACCGGCACCAACCCCGCGTTGATGCCGTCGATGCACGCCTCGGTCGCACCAGCTACCGTCGACAGATATTGCGCCGTTGTCTTCGCGGCGTCCGGCTGATCCTTCGCGAACTGCTCGCACTGCTTCTGCGAGGCGACGTCGATCTGCCCCTGCACCGCCGGGTTCTGCTGTGCGTTGCCGACGTCGGTGAACACCTTGCCTACCGTCGAGCATCCCGCCAGCGCGATGAGCGCCAGCCCTGCGATGATCCGTGTTCCCATCTTCCACCTCCGTTGTGGGCCTTGCGGCCGTTGATTCACTTCGTCGGGTCCTTTGGCGGAAACGGCCCGGTCCATCCGGCGCCGATGAGCGCCACCGTCGCGAGCGCGTTGACGCTCGTCGGCAAGTCGGCCGACCAGTCGACCTCGGAATTCAGGACCAAGATGCGCACCGCTTCGACCACCTCGTCGCAGACCCACTGCGGGTTCGCCGTCGGGTTCTGCGCGATCACGCCGGCAGCGACCTGCAGCGCGAGTGGAGCGCCCTGCGGCTTGAGCGTCGATGACTTGATCGCCGCGACGAGCTGCCCGAAGCCCCACGTCAGGAGATCGGCGGCGTCTTGCTCGAGATCCGGCGACGCCTTGGCGAGCACATCGAGCGCGAACGTACCGAGTAGTGCCGCTGCTCCCATCTATCCTCCGCTCCGAATCTTCTGCGCGACGACCGTGGCGCCGCAGCTCTCACAGCGCTCGGCGAGCTGGCCGGCGCTCTCGCGAACGTGACCACAGGCGCACTCGAAGCGCCGCCGAAACGAGCGCCGCGCGATCAGGCCCTGCGCCGCCTGACAGAGTTCCGCTGTCTCGTCGGCGGTCAGCTGGGTTGCGAGCTCCAGCAGCTCGTTCAGGCGCGCGCTCATACCGTAACCTCCACCACGCCCTGCTCCACCAACCGCCTGAGCATCGTCGCCGCGCCGCACTGCTTCGACACTGCCGTAGCCGACCACTGGTGATCAGCCACGAACTTCCCCGCCGTGTAGTGATTCGAGAAGCTCCACAGATACGGCGTCAGCACCTCCGGGTGCTGCGTGCGGTATCCGAAGCCGTTCCAGCCTTCGATTTCGTAGAGCAGCCCCGCGGCGCTCCAGTCGTTCCACGCCGGCAGGTTCCGGATGCGCAGCGCGTCGGCGGCGGACTCTTCCCAGGTAAACGGTGGATCGCCCGGCGGTCGGCTGGTCGGGTAGTGCACCGTTCTGGCCGTCAGCGGATCGCCGTTGTGCAGGTGGCAGTCGAAGCGCCCGCTTGATTCCATCTGGTGGATGACGGCGACGACGACCCAAGGCACCTCTATCGAGGCTTCGACGGCTTCATAGCGACCCTGGTGGGCGAGGATGCGCGTGGCGACCTGGTCGACTTCGGCGGCGTGCGCAGGACGGATTTCGCAGGTGCGCCAGAGGTCTTGGTACTCGGCGCGGAGGTTGGCGGTGAGGATCATCGGCCGCGCCCCTTCAGCGCGTCGTCGATCCGCTCGAGGTGGCGCTCGTGGTCCCTGAGTTTGTCGGTGTGGCCGTCGACGCGCTCAGTGATCGTCGCCATATGCTCGCGCATGAGGCCCCAGTTCACGACAAACGCCCCGACGCCCGCGACAAGGCCGGTAAGCGCGCAGCCGACTACCAGCTGCGCCCACGACGTTCCTCCGCCGCCCTCGCGCGACAGGGCCAGCGCGCGTGCGTCGGCCAGCGCCTGCGCGGCCTGCTGCAGAGTCGCCGCGGCCGCCTCTTGCCGCGCAACCAGGCGCTCGTACTTGTCTGCGTCATCCGCCGCCATCCCCACCCCCGGCGCGGCGCTCGCGGCGGCGCACCTCTTTTTGTAGCTGGCGCGTCGCCGCCTGCGATGCGGCGATCGCTTTGCCGAACGTGTCGAAGGCCGCGTCGACCGATGGGTGTTCCGGCAGTTTCCAGGTCACGCCGCCGGCGCGCTTCTCGCGCAGCGATTGCACGATGGTGATCCAGCCCAGCGCGGCGGTGAGGATGGAGATCGCGCCGCCGACCGCCGAGGAGACCGGTCGCGAGGTCACGGCTCCGACCAGGAAGGGGATGCTCAGACACGAGAGAAAGGCGCCGTACCAGATGTAGAGCCGCAGCGTGCCGTCGCCGGCCGCGATACGCATCCGGCTGCCGTGCCGGCGATAGTCGTCCATCATCCCGACGCCGAGCACCAGGCACGCAACGAACGTGGCCAGGTTGGCCGGGCCTTGCAGCGAACGAAGGATCGCAAAAGAGGCGTCCATCGTTTCGCCCTCAGCCCGCGGCAGCCGCCGGCGCTTTCTGTGCAAGCTCGACGATCTGTTGCGGCGTGAGCTGCGCGAGCGCGTTCACATGGTCGGGCGTTAGGTTACCGAACGCTGGTGCGAGATCTTTCAAGGACTGCGGCGTGACGTCGCCGCCCTTCACCAGCACCGTGAGCAGCAGCATGATGCCGCTGCCGACATAGCCCGTTGAGCCGAGCCACTGCGTGATCGGCGCGAAGGGCCCAAAGCCGGACAGAATGCCGAGCGCCGCGACCAGCAGCATGCCGCGGATCTTGCCGGCGTTCGCGGCGATGTACGCCTTCAACCTGCCCGACGGTCCGTTGACCGCGGCGCGAAACGTTGCCTCATCGGTCAGGAGCTTCCACAGCCAACCCAGCATCTCCGCCTCCGTCCGATGACGACGGTGCGGGCGCTGGTCTGTACCAACCTGCTGCTTCTCCCACCGTCGAACGCCATCGCTCCTCAGCCCGCGGGAGTGCCGCGGGAAGTCAGGTGGGGGCCCTAATCGCTCCTATGCCACAACGGCCGCGCGTTGCGAAGAGGTGTTGGAATAGGTCCGGCCGGCATTGACCGTGCCCGCCACTGACAGCCGGCCGGCCAGCGCAAACTCCTTCACCGTGCCCCCGTCGGCGGTCAGCGTCGCGCCGCCGAGCGTGCCGATCTGAGCGCCGCTGGCCACCTGCAGGCCGAACGGTCCGTCACAGTGAAGTACGATGCCACCGCCCGCGCCGTTGCCGGCCGAGGCCTCGCCTTCCGGCGCGCCGTGCGCGAAGACAGCCGCTGTCGCCGCGATGTGCAGCGCTGCCCTGGCGAAGAGACGGATCAGTCCGCCGCCGGCGCCGCCCGGCTGTGTGGTGCCCCCGCCGCCGCCGGATCCCTTCACGGCTGAGGTATCGGTGGTGCTGTCGCCCTGCCCTGCGCCGGCCAGATAGCCGCCGTCAACGCCGGCCGCGCCGCCGAATGGCCCCTCACCCGCAGCCGTCGCGGCGCCGCCGCGGTAGCCGAACGTCGATGAGACGAGCGCGCCCTCGAGGTCGATCGAGTGCGCATGCACTTCGAGCTCACCGAAGCTCGAGCCGTCGTAGGCCGCGACGTTGACCAGCACACCCGGAGCGATCCAAAGCCGGCCGACGTTGCGGTGCACGCCCGCGATGACCGTGTCGGCATCGACCAGCCAGTCGTCGCCGCCGTGGTTGCCGCCGGCGGTTTCGGTCCAGCCGACGGGATCGCCGGTGGTCGCATCGGCGGTGATGCCGTATTTGGCCGCCGAGTATTTGAAAGACCCGTATTTCATCCTACGGCAGCGGCACAAACCGCAGGTTCTGGACCGGCACGTCCACGTGAAACGTGTATTGCTGTCCCGTGCCGGGCTGACAGACGCCGGTCAGCACGTGCGGCTGCGTCACCTCGTCGCTGCTGCGGCTGCAGGTTCCCGGCGCGCATTCGGCGTTGCTAGTGCACGGCTGATCCTTCTTCGGCGGCGGCGCGACGCACTTTCCAACATAGCCGCCCGTCGCCGGCGGCAGGCGGACGGTGGCGCAGCCGGCCTGCAGCGCACAGAGCCCGGAAGTCCCGGGCGGGCAACCGGCGTCGTCGATGCAATAGTCGCCGGTGTTGGTCCCGCCGGTGCACTTCCGCGGGCATGGCTTGCTGCCCGGCGATGCTTCGGTCGTCTTGGCGAGCAGCACCTTGCCGCTGTTCACGTCGTTCACCTGATAGTCGAACGTCGGACACAGAGCGGGCTGGTGCGCCGAGTCGGTGAAGCTGAGATCGACGTCGCAGTAGCTGTCTTCGCGGCAGGCATCGTCGGCGCGCGCCGCGATCGGCAGCGCCAGGCAGAGGCTCAGAATCAGTCGGCGCATCGGTCCCTCCTCAGCGGATGACGGCCTGCACAGCGGGCGCGCGCGGCCCGGCCGAGACGTTGGGTTCGCGCACCACGATGGCCGCCCCCGGTCCGCGGATCACGGCGCCCTTCAGGAGGTAGCCGCTGCCGGGTGTTGGCGTGATCGTCGCGGTCCCCGTCGCCGTGCGCGTGTCGGTGCGCGTCGGCGTTGCCGTGACAGTCCCTGTTGGTGTCGCGGTCCGGGTGGCCGTACTCGACGGCGTCGGCGTGAACGTGTCGGTGGCGCTCGGCGTTGGCGTTGCCGTCGGCGTCGCCGTGCGCGTCACGGTGGCTGTCCCGGTCGGCGTGTCGGTTGCAGTGAGCGTGCTGCTCGGCGTCAACGTCGCCGTGCGTGTGCTGGTGCGCGTCGGCGTGTCGGTCGGCGTGGCGGTCATGCTTGGCGTCAACGTCACCGTCGGCGTGTCGGTCGGCGTCGAGCCCGGCAGCGGCGTATCGGTCGCCGTCGGCGTCATGGTGGGGGTCGGCGGCGGACCGAACAGCGGCACGAGGCCGTGCGCCGGGCGCGGATACACCGCGGCGATCGCCGCCATCAGCAGCAGCGCCAGCAGTGCGATGATGTCCGGCCAGCGCCACACTCAGAGGCCCCGCGCACCGACGATCGCAGGCGTTGCGGACGCATTTGCGGGTATGCTCTGATCTACCCACACATGGGGTCGTCTCGCCTGCCCGCGCTGGGGATTCTGCTTGTCGGTATCGTACTGATCGCCCGCGTAGCGGTGCGCCCCGGCGATGTCGACGCGCGTCTCGGGCACATCGCCGCCGAGCTGACCTGCGATCGAGAGCTGTCGGGCGGCAAGCGCATCCAGCTTGTCGGAACGCAGACGGCGGCGCTCAGCGGCCCCACCAATGAGCACACGTGCGGCGATCTGCGCGTGTCGCTCGATCACGGATGCGGCGCCGACATCGCGATCCTGCTCAACGGCGAGCTGACCGCGCTCACGTGCCATGTCGCATCGGGCGCCACGGATGCGTGCCGGAGCGGTCGGATCGTGTTGCCCGACGGCATCCTGTCGTTGCGCGCGGTCGCCACAGACTGCCCGGCGTAGGGTTCGTGGGCAGCTCATAGGTTCCCGCACGACGCGTAGGTGTCGCTGGTGCCCGTCAGGCAGTGGGTCATGAGATCGGCAAGCACCTGATTGCCCGTCGTCTGCATCGGGTTCGGGCAGCCCTGGCTACTACTGAACAAGCCGTAGGTCGGGTCGACCGAGAGATGTAGCGCGTCGCGCTCACAGCATGCGACGCGATGATTGTCGCAGCGGTTCTGCATCGCGCCGTCTGGGTCGATGGTCATCCAGCTGCGGCGCGCCGCCTCATGCTCCCAGTAGCCGCGGCTCGCCCGCAGATCGTCGCGGACGTTGGTGAACCGACACGTGAAGGTCGCCGTATCTGCCGCGTTGGTCTCCCACGTGCGCCACGGCAGGATGGCGATGAACTTCGTGCCGTGCGCCACGCCGTACGCGTCCATCGCGTCGAGGATCTTGCCGAGATAGTCCTGAAAAGTTGATTCGGTGGTGCGCTGCGCGCAGAGCCCTTGTGGGCAACCGTTCGCATTTTTCGCCGCCGGGACGCAGATGGTCGCGCCGGCACCGGTCAAGTTGCATTGCGCCGTGCCGCCCGCGATCGGCGTTCCGCATGCCGTCGCCGGATTGGCGCCGAGCCCGCAGAAGACGCCGAAGAAGCCGGGATTGTTGCAGTAGGACGTGAAGCTGGCGAGGTCGACGGCGCCGGCCGGAATCGAGCAGGTCGAGCCCTGGATCGTGTCAGGCGTCGGCGTCGCGGGTCCGCCCGGTGTCGGCGTCGGCGCTCCCGGCGTCGGTGTAGCCGGCGCAAAACAGTATCCATCGGTCGGCGCACTGGGCGCGGTGCCGTAGTCGTTCGCGCCGTCCCACAGAAAAAAGACATAGTCGCAGATCGCGCCGGTGGTGCCCTTGTAAACCTGCTGTTTCCAGCAGGTCGGATTGCCGCCCGCGAGCGCGCTGTTCACGCACGAGGCCGAGCCCGGCCAGAGCATGCCGAGCTTCGTGCCCTCGTTGCCGTAGTCGTAGATGTTGTCGGCGCCGTCGAGCTGCGCGGCGAGCGCCGTATACAGTGCCTGATCGTTCACCAGGCTCGTGCCGAACACGCACACGGTGTTCTTGGTGTCGCCGGTGGGGTCGGTCATCACCACGGTGGCCGGCGTCGGCGTCGGCCGGGTGACTTCCACCTCCGCCCAGGCGTCTGTGACACGCACACGAAAGCCGGAGCTGTTGGTCGACTGTGCGTCGAGCGCGAAATCCAGCGCGTTGATGTCGGTCAGGTTCCACGACGCGCTGCTCCAGTCAGAAGAGAACAGCGATGTCGGAGAACTCCAGTAACTCGTGCCATATCCGTTCGGGTCGAACGTCGAAGCGTAGCGCGTGGTGGTTCCGTTGCTGACACCGAAGCGGATCGGCTTGGAATTGCCATTAGCCGCCGTCTCGCGCAGGGAGGCGTTGAACCCCACCATCGCGTCCGGGCGGATTGATTCGCCGGTTCCGAGCGTCACATCTTGTAGCTGGAACAGATCAAGGTCGGTGCCCTGGATCTGCACATAGTTCGTCTCGTTGGTGTGGCCGCTCGTGCCGCTGATCGTGTCCTGCACGCATTGGTAGTCATTCGCCGGCGAGGTCCCGGTGCAGCCCTGGTTGTCGGAGGCGCCGTCTCCGCCGCTGGGCGAGCCGTTGGGGTGCAGATCCGCGAGCCGGAAAAATAGCCCAGTGTTGACGCTGCCTTCGTGCGCCAGGTTGTCGATCGAGTAGTCGATCGCGCCGGTGTTCGTATCGGTCACGCCCCAGCGAATCTCGCTCGTGTTACCGAGTGTCGTGACCGAGCACGTGCCCGCTGCGTCGCCTTCGGTGGTCTGCGAGCAATCTGTCGACTTCGCGCACGCCTCGCCGGGATGGAGCCCGCCCGTGCACACACCCTGCGCGCGTGTCTGGTTGCCTTGCAGCTTGCCGTTGACGAGCAGCCCGCACTGCACGTTGCCGGGATCGGTCAACGTGGTGTCGGTGGTAACCGCGACCTCGGAGCACGTGCCGACCTGCAAGACGGTCGAGCTTTGCGCAAAGTTGGCGGGCGCGCACGACGCGGCGCCCGGATTCACCTCACGACACACGGTGGTATCGGTGCAGTTGGTGCCGTTATCCAACGAGCCGACGCACTCCAAGCCCGTGTCGTGAAAATAGACGCGCAGACGCACGCCGGGGCTCTCGGCTTCCGCCATGAGGAAGCACTGCTTGGACGAGGTGGTCGCCGAGTAGAACGACACGACCTCGCGGTTGGTGCCGGTCGCCGGCGCTGCGCGCAGGCAGAACTCAAGATGCACCGTGCCGTCGGCTGTCGCGGTGACCGACGTCACCACATATTCGGTGCCACCGCTGGCTGGATTGATTCGGAGGCTGAAGTCGTCGCCGCTGTCGAGCCCACTGAGCCCGGTATTGGCCTCGATCGTGGGCGAGCCGACTACGCTGGAGAACGCTTTCGACATGGTCGACAACGTCCACGGCGTCGCGCCGCTATCGCCGCCGCCCTCGAAACCCTCCAGCACGTCACGAGCGGCGAAGCTGGTCGAAGCAACCAGCACGAGGGCGGCAGCGGCAATCAGTTCGCGCTGCATAGGAACGTGCCGTAGGGATACAGCGCGGTGGTGTTGTCAGTGCACGTCCCGCTGCACACCGCGTAGAAATGCACGCGGTCGCCTTGCGTGAACGTGTTCGTGGTGGTGTCGGTACAGGTGCCCGCAGCCGCGGTGACTGCACAGCTCGCGAGGGAAGTGGCACTTTCGTTCTTGGTGTAGCCAATGGTGATTGTGGCGCCGGTGGGCCACGTCCCGAAGGCATTGACCCTCGCCGAGAACGTGCCGGTGGTGCAGCTCTCCGGCAAGATGTCGAATTCGTAGACGGTCAGTAGCGCGTTCGAAGTGTTGTCCTTGATGTACTTCCGGGACGAAAGGGTCGACGCTGTCACCTGAGCGACGCCGCGCATAGCGAACGAGAGCCTCGCTGAGACATTGGCCTTGGTCGCAACGTCGGCGCTGTTGGAGTAGCTGCCGGCGTAGCGACACGACGTTGACGAGGTGTTGCCGCAGTCGATGACGCTGGTCACCACCAGCTTCGTCATCGTCTGCAGATTTGCGCCGAAGCTGTTCGCTTCGTCCTCATAGGCGATCGCTGTCGGGAGATCCGCCTTATCGATCGCCCCGTCCTGCGTGATCTGCGAGCCGGGTGCGACGTTGATCTTCGACGGGTCACTCGAATCGACCGACACGTCGAACAACGAGCTGAAGTTCAGGGTGAAGCCAGAGCCGATGAGTGTGCTGTTGTTCTCGACGCGCATCGGCGTCCGATCGACCGTCCACACGCCGGCCTCGCTGTAGAACATGCGCATCGACTGGCCGGCGGCGATATAGACCGGGCTGCCGGGTGTGTTCAGCACGTTGGTCACATCGGCAAATTTCACCCGCCCGGCCGATGCTTTGACGTTGAAGATCGTAACGACCTGGCCGGCGCGCGCGCTCGTCTCCTGCATCGTGCCGTCACAGCCGCCGCTGGTGTCGCTGCACGTGATCTCGACGTAGGACTTCGACGGATCGAGGTTGAACGTCGCGGCTGAGCTGTTGCCCGAGTCGGCGACGCTGACGGCCTGCGTGTCGAGGTCGAGCACCTTCAGATCGGCGCGGCCGGTCGAGGCGTCGGAGATGCGCAGCACGCCGGCGGCGTCGCGCGCCAGGCCGACGTCGCTCCACGGCACCTGCTGGCTGTTGCCGAGCGCGCCGCTCATCAGCGCCCAGTTCTGCACGCGGGTCCAGCCCGACGCGTTGCAGCTCGAGCCGGGGCACGAGTACATCACCCCGAGATCGTCGATGATGACCTCGCCGTTCAGGCCGTCGGTCTGCGCGGTCGGTGTGTCGGCGCGACGTAGCTGCAGCGTCGGCGAGTTGGCGGCGCGACTGGTGCCGCTCGACGAATCGCCGGGGTCGATCTTGATGACGTCGACGGCGCCGTTCTTCAGGCTGACCGAGCCAGACGCGCCCGGCTGCAGAGCGAGCGACGGCGCCGCGAGCAGCAGCGCGCCAAATGCCAGAAGTACCCGGCGCATCACGACAGCCTTTCGAGGCTCCAGGTGACGTACTGACTGTTTGAGAGCGTGGCAGGTGTGGCGATTTTCAACGTGGCACATTGTCCCGCCGTCGTGGTGGTGACGTGCGTGGAGTCGCTGCAACTCGCCGCCGACGCACCGCCCGTGATGGAGCAGGTCGTCGTCGCGTCAGACATGGTGCCGTTGCAGGTTCCCGTGCGCAGCGTGCAGCTGACCGTGTTGCTAGCGCCCGCGGCCGTCGTCTCCATGCAGCGCAGGTTGCTGAAAGTGCCTGCGCCGACCGGGATCTCGGCGCGCGCCTCGGTCGTATCGGCTGTTCCGCCACCAGAGTAGACCGTTTGGTTGGTAGTCAGGTCTGTGACCGACGTGCCCCAGAGGATCGGCTGCGGGATCGCCGAGCACGTGCAGGTCGTTCCGCCACAGGTTAGCCGCTCATTGCTTGCGCAGGTCGGCTGCGTGGCGCCCAAGCCGCCGCGGCTACCGGCGAGCGTTGCCTCGCTCGACAGGTTGCCGCTGCCGTCGTTGATGACGACGTGGTTTGCGGTGCCAGCGGCAATCTTGCTTCGCGCAATCGCCGCGGCCGCATCGATCATCGCGTTGACGACGGGCGCGAACGCCGGCGCACCAGATACGAAGGCGAACACCGTGTTCGCGCTGCCGGCCGAGGTGCATGTCATCGCCGAGCTGCCCTGTCCGTACGGCACGCCGTTGGTCGCACACGACGTCAGCGCCGGCGGTCCGGTGACCGAGATCGTGCCGTTCTGCATGCTGATGTTCGTGCCGCCGACCAGCGCCCAAGCTATGCCCGCCAGAAGCCACACGCTGACGAGCGCCACCGCACCGACAAAGAACCGTTCGCGAATCCGCTTCATCTTCCACCCCTCAAAATGCTGCGACATGAGCGTGCGGCGCGCTGGCGGCCGCTCCTGCCGAATACGTAGCTTTCCAGACGGCACAGTTGCCGTCGGGAACTGTGATCGAGTGCGTGAGATCATCGGCGGTCGTGCTGGTGCCGCTGACCGTGACCACCAGCGTGCTATCGGCGAGGGCCGTGCCGCAGGTGCCTGTCTGCGCGGTGAGCGTCACCGTCTCGCCGGCGCCAGGTGCGGTCGGTAGCGTCACGCGCGCGCGCCGAAGCACCGTTGCGTTGAGTCGCTGCGCAACTTTCGATTGCGTCGTGCTTAGGTCGGCACCGTCGATCGACAGATAGACCGTCGAGCCCGGCGTGATGTCGGTGACCGGCGTACTGCTGAACGCGTGCGGTCGCACCACCGCCGGCGACCCCGGCAGCTGCGCTGCGGCGCTCGAAGCGGCCAGCAGCGCGGCGAAGATGAGGCCGGCCCGCATCACGGCGTGATGACCTCCAACTGCTGGCCGCTGGTACACAGAAACTCGATCGTGCCGCAGTCGTCATCGGCCGCCGGTGCGATCGTAAAGTCGTAGGTGCCGGGCTCTAGGCGCCGACTGTTCGATGTCGTCACACCCGGGTAGCCGACGTGCGCGATGTCGTTGCCGAGCGGGTTGGTGATGCGCAGCTGTACGCACGGGCGCCAGCCGCTGCCGAGCGTAACGGCAGTGCCGGTACCGGCGCAGTTGATGCGGCCGTTCTTCCGCACAGCGCTGCTCGGAAGGCGGCTGACGATGTCTTGTGCCGGCGCCTGTGCGCAGCGCCCGACGACCGCGCTCCCGGGACAATCGGAGTCGAGGTTGCAGCCGGCGTCGTTGGCGTCGCCGGCATTACAGCGATTGCGGACGTCGAGCCCGACGACGGTGCCAGTGCTGTCCTCGTACGGATTGATGACGCCGAACTGCGCGCGCGCCATACCGCCGAGTAAGAGCACAGCACCGAACGCAGCGGCCCGCGCCACCGCGCCACCCATCCACCGCCACGTTCGGTGCATCCGCTCCTCCTCCACCCAACCGTTGAGGTGCTTAGCTCTGCGCGGCCGACTGATCGGCCGGCGGCGCGCTCGGCACCGGGTTCTCCGGGTCGGCGCCGATGGCGCGCAGCGCGTCCAGGTGCGCGTTGATCTCCGTCTGGATCTGCGCCGCCTGCTCGTCGGTGAGGCCGCCGGCTTGCTGCTGCGCAACGAGGGCGGCCAGCTTGTCGGCGATGCGCGTGGTCTCGCTGTCGACCGCGCTCAGCGCGCTCTGAATGTCATCGAATCGGGGCATGAGTTCCTCCTTCGTGGCGATCCGCGCCACACGGGCATTGGTGCGCAGCGTGGCGCACAAGTTGACGACGCCGAGCGCGGCCAGTCCGCAGACCGCCGCGCCGGCGCCAATGAGAAGAGCCGTCGTCACGGCGTTAGGAATTCGGACCCGGATCGACGACCTGCTCGATGTTCCACTGCACCGCCGCGATCGGGTTGAAGTTGATCAGCGGCAGGTACGTCTGCGCGGCGATCGACGAGAGCGGCGTCAGCACGTTGGCCACCGCCTTCAGGTCGTTCAGCGCATCCGCCAGATTCACCTTCGAGCTGACCGGCACGACCAGCGGGGCCGGCGGCGTCTTGCCGGCCGGCACGCCGAAGACGATCCGCACCGACACGTTCCAGTGCGACGTCTGGGCCTGCGCCTGCGGGGCGCCGAGGGCGGCGAGGCCGACCAAGGCGCAGATGAACAGGAACTTGCGAAGCATGTGCGACTCCTTCTGCCGCCTCAGGGGCGGCGGTTTCGGTTTCCCAGCCCAGGTACCCGCGCCCCGGCTTGAGGCGCGGCGTCCGTGGGACGTTGGCGGCGAGTAGAAACGCGTCCGGCAGTGCCCAGCCGAGCGCGACGTAGGCGCGGCGCACCTCGGCCTGGAGCTCGGCCGCGATGTGCAGCCGAAAGGCAGCGACCTGACGCGACTTGGCCATTTAGGCGCACGCGCATCCCTCCGGGGTCGGCGCCCAGTACGGGCCGCTGGCGCGCTTGCCCGGTGCGCAGACCCGCGGACAGGCGCAGATGTGCGGCTCACAGGTGGGCGCCGAAGCGAAGCAGCCAGCCGGCACCTGTGGACAGGCGGCGGCGCGCGCCGTGACGGCCGAGGCGATCGCCGTCTGCCAGGCGCTCGACGGCGTCGGCTCGGCGGCCGGCGCCAGCTGCACCAACGCGGCGCGCTGTGCCGCGAACCCCGACGAGACCGGCGTCGGGCTACAGGCAGCGATGCACAGCGCGATCAGGACCGCGCCGAGTAGCGTCTTGCCTTGTTCCTCTGCGACACCCATGCACCAACCTCCACGGCGGTGAAGCCGTGCGTGATTGCAGGGGCGTCGGGCGGGGCGGGCACGCGGTGGAACGCGCGGGCACCCCAGACGGGCCTGTATGTTCTTAGCGGCGCTCTACCACATTGCCGCGGGCTTGAGAATTCTCCTCGCTGAGTAGGTCCATAATCGCCCGCAAGCGCTGGTTGTACTCGCGAAAGTCGCGGGCGCGGTGCGCCTCACGGGCGGCGCGCGCATGCCGACGTACGTTGACGTCGAAGGGGTCGGGCGCCGGCGTGCTGCCAGCCCCCGACCGGATGTGGGGAGTTCGATTCACGCGACCCTGAATATTGGATAGACGACAGGAACTTCCGCGCCGGCGGCCATTGGATCGAAGGAGTCATGCGCGAAGACGAGCCGAAATACGTCCTCGGCACCGACGTAGCCTGATCGGACAAGCTCTGCAGTCTCCGGGATCACCACCGGCTCAGTGGGGGCCGAACCTGGCGCGCCGCGCCGTATCAGCGACGCAACGACTTCAGGCGCCACATGGACTTCTCGAAAGCGACCTTCCGCAATTGCCTTGAGCTGCTTCTCCACCACACACCTCCGCCAGTTGACCGCCGGGCGCCTTACGCGGCGTCTTCCGCCTCGAAGCCCGCCTGCGCCGCCGCATCGGTGAACAGCGGCGTCAGGATCATCAGCGCCAATGTAGAGAGCTTCTTCGCGGGAATCAGCTTGTAGCCAAAACGCTGCACCTTGACCTCGACTTCCTGCTTCATGAAGTCGTCGAAGCCCTGCCGGCGCTGCTCCTCCGCGTTGATCGCCGCCATGTGCGTCTCGCGCAGCTCGGCGAACTTCTGATCGAACTCGGCCTCGCGTGCCTTCTCCATGACGTACCGGCTGCCGCCCTCGGGCAGCGCCAGCACCTTCGCCTCGCCGCCCTCGCCCTTCTCGGCATACTCCTGCGCAAGCGCGCTGCGCGCCTGCTCAAACGCCAGGAACGCCTTGCCGGGCTTCTGCGCCTCGCGCACCGCATCGACCTCGCTGCGCAGGCTGTCGCGTGAGAGCTTCAGCGCATAGGCGAGCTTGTAATCGGGGCCGTCCATCGCGCCGGCGACGTGATCGATGGTGCCGGCGAGCTCCAGCACGTCGCGGCGCTGCATCTTGATCGTATCGAGGGCCATCGGGGGTCTCCTTCTGCGTTGGGGGTTGGGGTCACGCAATGTTGGAAAAGTACGGGACGTAAACGATGTTGCCGGCGTTATCGTGCACCTGCAGATAGCCGGTGTTGTCGCGACTCGTGCCGGCGGTGAGCTTTAGCGATCCGACGCCGGTTGACAGGGAGGTGTTCACCGCCTGGACGCCCAGCACGCAGCGCTCGGTGCCGTCCTCGGCGCGGAAGAACACCCAGGACTTTCCGGCCGCCGCGTCCTTCGCGTAGATCTGCACGGAATCGGCCGGCGACGATGTCGGCGCCGTCGCGTTGGTAATGCCGATCACGTTCTTTGCCGACGTGCCCACCGACGTGCTGCCCAGCTTCAGGTTCACGCCATCGCTGAACATGCTGAAGCCGCCGAGCGTGGTGCCACTGGTGTCGCGCAGCGAGACGAACGAGGAGCAGATGAGCGCGCCGTCGGCGTTGACGGCGAACATGACCGTCGTCCCGTTGTTCGCGAAGCCGGTGATCAGGTTTGCCGACTGGCTCGACGTCCGCCGGATGGTGATCGCCGTCATGTCGCTCGGGATCTCGAACACCATCTGCGCGGTCAGCGTGGAGGTGCTGGAGCCGATGACCAGCTTGTCGGTCGCGGTGACCAGGCGGATGGTCGTGCCGTCGTCACTCCAGCCGCCACCACCGCCGCCGGACGTCAGGTCGAGCCACGTCGAGCCGTTGTAGAAGTAGAGCTTGCTGTCGCTGCTCTTGGTGTAGAGCGCGCCCAGCTCGGTCGGCGGCGCGCCGCTCTGCGGGTAGAGGATCATCCCGCCGGCGGCGTAGAAGCCGAAGCGTACGTTCAGATCGTTGGTCGCGGATCCCGTGTCGATGCCGCACAGGATGAACTTGTCCTTGCGGTAGCTCGACGAGGTGCCGATGCCGTCCCAGTACGACGCGACAATCATCGCCGCCGGAATCGGGTACGACGTGTCGGCCATGTTCAGCAGGCTGGCGTTGGTCAATACGGCGCCGTTCAGCGGCGCGTAGTCGAACCCCCAGAGCGAGCGCGGCCCGTGCGACGTCAGCCCTGCGTGACCTTCGACGCTGATGGGCCGGTACTGCCGGTTCATCTTCTCGGCGCCGGCGGTGGCGAATCCGGCCGTAACGGCGAGCGGGTTGATGTGCAGCCCGCGGATCGTCCACGAGGTGTTCGTGATGTTGTGCGTGATGCTCTGGCCGAGCGTAATGCCGGTGTTGCCGCGGAAGTAGAAGCCGATCAGGTTGTGATAGGTCGACGTCGACGACTCGAGTTGCGTGTGGCCCGCCATGAAGCAGGCTTCCGGCGAGGTGCCGCCGGCCGCACCGACGTCCGCGCCGTTGTAGTTGAGCTCGCCGCCGACGCCGACGATCAGATTCCACTGGCCAATGCCGGCGCCGAGCTCGCACGTCGCGTCGACGCCGTACAGGTTGTAGCTCGCGAACGTGCCGGCATAGTCCGCGCCACCAGAGCCCTTGGCGAACTGGCAGTGCATGCCGCAGTACACGGCCGACTGCGCGTTCGTCGTGCCGGCGAACATATTGAGCGCGATTGCGTTTGACGGGATCATCAAACGCATTTCGTTCGTGTAGATCGCGCAGAACCGCCGCGTGGCGCTGTTGGTCGAGACGCCGTCGATCTCGTAGCGCAGGTCGCCGACCAAGCTGATGCCGGCCTGGTAGACGCTGTCGCCACCCTTCGGGATGGCGCGCGCGCCCGGGCCGATGGTCAGGTAGCGCGTTTTCATGACCGTGCGGCCGCCCTCGAGCCATGCCGCCTGGCCAGAGATGGCGTCAGCGTGGAACGTCCGCAGCGGATACGCCGTCGACGTCGTCAGCGCCTTGGCGTAGAGCACGTTGCCGCCGGCGGAGGCCGCGACCGACTCGCCGAGCGTCAGGCCGGCCACATCGCCGGCGCCGAGCGCCCAATTCCACACCTGCGCGTTGGCGCCGTTGGCAATCGTGTTGCCGCCCGCGGCGGCTGTTAGGCTGCTGAGCGCGGCCGTGCCGGCGACGCCGCTGACCCAACTGAGTACGCCGGTGCCGTCGGTCGCGAGCACCTGGCCTGCGCTGCCGTCGTCGGGCGGCAGCGTGTACGTGATCGTGCCGCCGGACGCCGGTGCCTTGATCAGCGTCGCGCCACTCGTCGCGCCGGTGAGCGTGATGCCGAAGCCGGCTTGCGTGGTGAGCGCGCGCGTCGACAGCGCACCGGCGCTGCTGACGCTGACGTAGGTGCTGGCGCCCGAGTTGTCTTGAACTTCGAGAATGTTCGCCGACTGCGACGCCGCGCCGCGGATGCGCGTGGCAACCTTGGTCGCCAGCGACGACACGACGCCGAGCTGCGCGGCGATGTCAGCCGTTGCCGCCGCTGAATCACCGAACAAGGCGTTCAGGCTCGGGCCGAAGATCTTGAGCGCCAGATGCGCGGCGGAGAACAGATTCGCTTCGGTGTCGATGTTGACGCCGAAGAAGTGGCCGGTGCTGTTGGTGGCCCCGAGGATCGCGCCGGCGGCGCCGAGCAGGCCCGCGGCCGCCGTCGCCGTCGTCTTCGAGAAGAATCCGCCCGCTGCGGTCACACTCGCGATCGGCGTGCCACCGCTGCTTCGCCATTCGGTGAACGCGCCCGTCGGCGTCGCCGCATGTTTGATGACCAGCGGAATGTCAGATGCCGACCCGGCCTCGACGTACAGCCGCGAGTTCGCCGCCGCGGTGGTTGCGCCGACCGCCACCTGGTCGCTGACCGTCGACAGACGCACGACCGTACCATCGTCCTGCCATCCGCCACCGCCGCCGCCGGATACGGTTGCCCACGCGCACACGCCACCGGAGCCGACCTGTAGGAACTGGCCGGCGGTGAACGTCGACGGCAGCGTATAGGTGACCGTGCCGGCGCCCGAGGTTGCGGCGATCGATACCGCCTCGCTGCCGGCGCCGCCGAGCTTGATACCCTGCTTGAACGCGGGGACAGTCCCGTTGAACGTCCAGGCGCCGATGATCGTCTCGTTGCCCGCATTGCGCGCGAGGATCGCGCCGTCGACGATGTCCGCCTCGACGATCGCGCGGAAGCCGCAGGCGGTTGCCGAAGAGGCGAACAGCGCATGCCCGACCGTCAGACCTGAGAGCGAAAGCGCGCCGAGCGTGTGCTTGTGGCCGGGGTCGATCGAGGCCGCGTTCTTGATCAGCCACTCGTGCGAGGTGGTGACCGCGGAGCTATCGATCCCGACTTTGGCCTCAAGCGCTAAGATTGCCGCGGCTCGGTCGTTCTGATGCGCCGCCAGCACATCGTCGACGCCGTCGGTCAGGACGGGGAACGTCGTGCCGGTGGTGTCGAGCGCCGCAGGATAGTTGATTGCCATCGCCTACCTACCTCACGGGGGGGCAAGGGTTCCGGTGACGAGCAGAGCGTTGCCGCCCGGTGTGGTGGAGCCGACCGAGGTGATGCCGAGTTGCACCCGGTCGCCGGCGAGCAGCGCCATCGGCGAGCCGACGACACTGTGAATCGCGTTGGTGCCGGTGGCGATCGTCGCGCTACGCGAATCGTCAGCGACCGACACGCGCTTGCGCGTCAGTGTTACTGTCAGCCCAGCGCCGACGGGTGCCGTCTCGCCGTACATCCAGATGTCGGTGAGCTTGCAGTCTTGCTCGACGAGGGCCTGCGCGATCTTGCTCGCGACCGAGGCGTTGCCTTGCACGAGGAAACGCAGCGGCGCAGGTCGGCTGGTGGCATCGACGTACGTCTTGGTCGCCGCGTGCAGCCCCGTCGTCGGCGCGCCGGCGAGCACGAGCGGTCCCAACATCGTGCCGCCGGCCAACGGCAGCATGGCGTTGATCAGCGCCAAGATCGCCGGGCCCGGCGTGCCGTCGAGCTTCAGCAACGTCACCCACGACGTGTTGGCGGCGTCGCGCACCTTCAACTCGTCCGGCGTCGGCGTCGTGTCCCACCAGAGGAATCCGGGTTGGACGTTGAAGGTCGCCGGCTGCGTGGCCGGATCGATGGGGCCGAACTCGCACGACTGCGCCGCGGCGATCGCCGCGTTCAGGAGTCCAATTGTCGTCGCGCCGTCCGCGAGCGCCGCCGAGGGAAGTATGGTTGCGTCTTGTGCCATCTCAGAACCCCGCCGCCTGCCAGGTGAAGTCTCGCACTAGGCGCATCCCGCCCGTGGTGACGACGTCCAAATCGAATCCGGTCGTCGTCTCGTTGGTGACCCGCATCTGCTCGATCTGCGTCGGCACACCGGCTGCCCGGGGCGTCACCACCAGCCCTGGGTTGCCGCCGATCGGATAGAACGCCTTTGGATAGGTGACGTGCACCACGCCCGACACCGACGTCGTGACGCGCCCGGTGAGCGTGTAGTCGGGCGCCTCGACCGTCCACGTGAGCGCGCGGAGCTCGGCCACGATCCCGTCGACCTTGGATTCGAGAAACACGCGGAGCCGAACCCGTCCGACCAGGTAGCTCCCTGGCTTGTACGGCGCCCACTCGGGCCGTGTGTCGCCGCCGGTCCAGTCATCGCCGCTCAGATCGTCGGAGATCGAGATCTCCGGCCGGGCGGTGATCAGGTTCGCCGCGTCGACGACGTTGACCTGTCCGATCGCGCCGAAGTCTGCCGCATCGCGAATCGAGGTCGCGTCGACGGCGACGGCATCCCAGCCGACGTTGATCCGCACCAGCATCCGCCGCGCGAGCGTCACGATGTGCGCGTCGGGGATCTGATAGTAGCCCGACATCTTCGGCGTGGCGCGCAGGTAGCCGCTGCTCGTCACCTCCAGGTTAGTGATGTGCTGCCCGAACTGCGCGGCCATCGCGTGCGCGGCGATGCGGTCGATCGTGAGTCCGTGATTGTAGAGCGCGATCTCATCGACCACGCCGGCAAAACGCGAGAAGCCGGTGAGCGGCGCCTCGGCGCAGATGAGCTGCGCGCCGGTGGCGATCGGCGCCCCGATGGTCGCGGGCGCCACGATCGGCGTGCCGCCATTGACCACCAGGACCAGCAGCCCAAAGGTGGCGTCGCAACCGGCCACCACGTGGAGGCGCTGGCCGGCGCTGTACGCGCCTGGCGGCGTCGCGACGACCTGATCGGTGGTGTCGAGCTTCGGGAAGTGCGCCTCGATCGACCCGTCGGCTTTGACCGCGATGAACGGACCGTTGGTGTAGATGCCCTGCACGTAGCCAGACGCAACGGCGTCGGGCTGGAACACGCATTCGAGCGCCACCTGCAACAGGTTCGCCCCGACCGGGAAGCCGACGCTTGCCGCGTTCGAGCCAGAGACGCCGGTGAAGTCGACCGCCTGATCGTCGTCGCCGTTCAGAAGGCCCGGCACGAACGAGGTCTCGGTCGATGCGATCAGCGGATGCGGCCCGCCCATCTGGTCGATGATGTGACGACTGGTCGGCGCTTCGTTGAACCGGCAGTAGGTGAGCGGCTTGGCCGCCATCACATACGAGCGGTAGACGCCTGGCCCGAACTCCCGTGCCGCGCGCCACCACGAGCGCAGCTGGTTGTGGTTCATGTACTGCGGGATCAGCGCGTACTCGTCGAAGTACCCGTTGAAGCTGCCGCTGACCGGTGAACCCCGATCGCCGAAGTAGGTTGTGCCGGTGGTCACCGGGAAGGTCGCGCCGTTGATCGCGCCCTCCGGCAGCCCGTCCATCGTGAGCTCGAGGAGCCGCGTCTCCATCCCGTGCGCATCGAAGCGCCGGAACGAGAGCGCGATCATGTGCATCTGCCCGTCGCGGAAATTCGACCCGCCCAAGATCTGCGAGCCCGAGGTCTGCGCCAGCCAGCGGAGCACACCGGAAGCCTCGACGGTGATCCACGCCCCGGTGCCCTTCGAGTACAGATAGGCTTGCGAAGTCCCCAGGCCGCTCCACTGCGCCCAGAAGATCAGCGTGAATTCGTCACGGTTCAGGTCGTTGACCGACCGCGTCAGCGTAATCCGGTCGCCGCCGCCGGCGGTGTAGACGTACGCCGAATTGGGGAAGAGATCGTTCACCACTGCCCCACCCGGCTGGAACATCTGCGTGTCGGGAACAGTCAGCGTGTAGCTGCCGGCCGACGTGCCGGGCGTGACCTCGTCGAAGACTTTCAGCGTGCCGCCCGGATAGGGCGACATCCGCCAGTAGGCGAGCGGCGCGTCGGTGATCACCAGGCTCGCGAAATCGCTCCAGCCCATCGCAAGCTCATCGGCGCCGCCGACGATGTTGCTGGCAGTCTCCGCGCTTTCCTTCAGCGGGATGCCGTACGGTTCGCCGTAGACGAATTGCGGATCACCGCCCAGGGAGACCGCGACGCGAGCGGCCACCCAGTAGACGCCGTCGGACACGACTTCGAAGCGCGTCTCGCGCGTAGTGCCGAGCACCACCGCACGCGCCCAGCCTTGGCTGCCCTTGCGGATTTCGTACTCGACCACGCCGCGGTAGTCGGCGACCGGATCCCAGGTGAGATAGAGCCGCGCGCCGCCAGTGACGTCGACGAACTGCGCCGCCAGATTGGTCGCCTGTGCGACCGGGCCCCAGAGATAGGTCCCGCGCACCACGTAGGTAAGCTCGGCGACGTCCTCGAGGGCCTGTTCGCCGCCGCCGTAGCGGTTGAAGGAGGTGAGCTTGAATTTCAGCGGCACCCCCACCAGTCGCGCCGGCAGGGCCAGCTTGAAGATCGCCGGGTCATCGATCCGCACGACGTTGGCGCCAGCGCGGTGGAGCTGATCCGGCGTGCCGAACCCGCCGCGGCGCAAGCCGGAGAGCGTGTAGCGGTTCGGCGCGGTCAATGCGGGATCGATGTACGACAGCACCTCGTACGGCACGCGCAGGCTCGTATCGCCGCCGTCGATATAGAGCTGCGCTTTGAAGCGGATCGCATCGGCGATGGTCTGCACTTCCAGCTCGACGGTGCTGCCCGCTGGCGCGCGGAGCTGCACATCGAGGCTGGTGCTGGTGTCGGTCATAGCCGCCTGCAGCTTGCCCATGCGTGCGCGGTCGGTGATGCGCCCCTGCGCCTCGTAGGTCACGCCGCCGTCCTCGGACATCCAGACGGTGGCGCCGCCCCACTGTTCTTCTTGGCCGTCGGCGGCGATCCACAGCTCGAGGTCGCCGCCCGTGAGCTCGGCGGTCGGCTCGAAGAGCACGGGCTCGAATATCTTGCCGGGCTCGCCGCTGAAATCGGGATCCGCGCTGGACGTCAGCGACGCTTGGCGCGGATAGCGCACGACAGTGTTGAGCCCGGTAATGACCTGATCCGCTTCGACATCGATCCGCTGTCCGGTGTCGTTCTCTTTCAGCGAGCTGATGCGTACGACGAAGTTGGAGAGCTTGCGGCGTGTATGCGTGAGCGCCAACAGGTCGCCCACTTCCAGACGGGAGTACCGGAAGTCGACGGTGAACTTGGCCGTCGGGCGTCCGGATACGGCGGCGCGCACGCGCGTCTCGCCGAGCTCCTGCGCCGAGTAGGAGTCGGTCAGGTAGTGCGCCTGGAATGTGCTCGCTTCATGCGCGCCGATTTCGTCGACCGACGCTTGATCTTTCGCCTCAACGGACTTCGCCGTATAGTCGTCGCGTCGATCCAGATACTCGATCGTGTGGATGTTCTCGGCATCGGCCGGGTCGGGATACTCCAGACTCAGATCGCCAATGAAGTCGTCGTCGGTGAGCGAGTAGCAGACCTGGATGCTGTAGCTGCCGTCAGCATTCTGCTGCAGAAACTTCGGCGTGTGCTTGACCTGATCTTGCGGCGCGGCCCACACGGGGCCCGTCGTGACGCTGTCCCACAGCGGCAGCACCTCGAGCGCGCCGTTGCTCATGCGCACGAGCGAATTGCTCTGCTCCAAAATATCGCTAATCCACTCGCGTGCTGCGCGCTGACTGTCGCACGGCACGCCCATCAAAAAGCCGTGCGCCAGGCATGCGGTGCGGTAGTCGTCGAGCGCCTCGCTGCCCGGCCAGTCCATGCCGAACACCGGGTTGGTCAGGATCTGCTGAATGATGTCGGCCGGATTCGCCCCAACCTTCAGGACCGGATGCTCACCGTCGCTGTCGGTGTAGGTCGCCTCGCTGCTCGCGTGCGGAACGAACGTCGGTTGCGGCGGCCCGTCTTCGATGCCTTCGGTCGGGAGACTCCAGTCGCGCACGGACTGCTCGAGCGCGATGCAGAATCCCTCGAAGGTGAGGTTCGGCAGCTGCGCCTGCTGATAGAGCGGCCATTCGAGGCGACCGAGGCTTGCGAGGAACGGATACGCCAACTCGATCGAGTTGTCGGTGGACCCCACATGGCCGGGCGTCAGCGAGGTCCAGAGCTTGCGGCCCGAACCGAGCAGCCGGTCATACGAATCGCGCCACGCGGGCTGATGCTCGGAGCCCGGAAAGATCCGCCCGCCGAAGTTGGGCGGGCGAATGACCCCGTCGTCGCCGACGTGGTCGAAGTCCGCGAGCGTGATGAACGTGTCACGCTTGTAGAGCGTGCGAATGCCCTCGATTGGCCCCTCGCCGATCGCCCACTGCAGCGAGACGAAATAGATGTATTGATCGTTGGTCGGATGCGCGGCGCCGAATCCTGACCCCGGTGTCTTGAACACGATTCCGGCCGCCGGCTGGTGCTGCAGCTTGCCCATCCAGATGAGCCGCGGCGTGACCATACAGCGACCGAAGTTGACGGCAATGACCTCGCCGTAGGCCGTCGTCGATACATCGACGCCCTTGGCGGGCTTCGTGCCCTGCGACTTGGGGAGCTTCGCGCCCATTAGGTCGCCGCCTCCCAGCAGTGCAGACTCCAGAGACTATCCGTGATGTCAGCGAGCGTGCGGTCCTGATCAAGGTTGGTGCGCACGACGCGACCCGCCGGCTGGTACGCATGGATGACCCATGGCCACGCTTCGACGATCGCGCCGTGCGTGACGCGCGCCACGACGCGCCGCCCCGTCGTCATCGGCACGCGAAAGAGCACGATGTCGCCGGGCAGCGCTGCGCGAATCACCTCGCGCGCAAAGCGGCCAATGACCTCGCGATACATCTGCTCGCCGGCGCGCAGGCGCGCGAGCGCGCCCTTGTACGGCTGCGGCTCAGGTTGCGAGATGAGGCAGCAGGCCGCGTAGACCCGCAAGAGAATCATCGCGCAATCGACGCCGGCGCCCTTGCAGCCCTGGCTTGCGACGTACGGCGTATCGATCCAGCTTGCGGCCTCGATAGCCACCTGCGCGCGCTGTTCCATCTGCAACACCGTCATGACTCGGGATCCGTCTCGGGAACCTTCACGACCACGTCGGTCAGATCCTTCATCTTGGTGCCGGTGATCGCTGCTTCCGGTGGGACGTTCGGGAAACCGCGATAGCGCGCCTGGTTCGAGAGTTTCGCGCAGCCGCCGCCGTACGTCTTGTCGCAGCCAGGCGAGAGCACGAACTGATCGCCCTGCGCCGGTGGATATGGCAACGGCATCGTCAGCTCGAAATTTCCGTCGCCGGGATGCTGCTTGACGGTGCGCCGCACAAAGGAGTTGAGCCCCGTCGTGAAGCGGATGACACCCTCATCGAAGTACCCCGGCGGCTTGTTGCGTGCGCCGACGGTTCGCACCGCATCGGCGCGGATCGATGACAGTGTCGAACCGATCGCCACCGCCCCCGGCAGTTCGAAATCTTCACGACGGAGACCGCAACCTGTACCGAACAGCGGCCATACGCAGCCCGGCCGATATACGTAGCGAGGGAAGTCGGCGGCGAGCAGATTGAGTGCGGACTTGACCGTCAGCTCGATGCGCGTCTCGGTCGGCACCGTTACCTTACCGACGTAGCCGGTGAACCGCTCGAGCGCGCCCGTGGCGTTGAAGATCAGCACGCGCGACTGCGGCGATGCGTTCACATTATTCGGCAGCAGTGCATTCGGATCGGTGAACGTTGGGTCGAGGATCGGTCCCGGCATCGGCGCAAAGGCGCGCCACACGGTCACCGACGCTCCAGCTGAGAACAGGCCGTTTTGCGCGGCAATCAGCAACGGGGCCGGAAGCAATGGTTGCGCCACGGTGCCGGTAACACCGGGGTCCGTTCCGCCCGCGGTATCGATTGGTGCCAGCTTTATCGTCAGGTCATCGACCTGCAGCCCCGGCTTCTCGCTGACCGCGCCAATGGTGACCCGGGCGCCGTCATGACGGAACACGGCGGCGCCCTTTTCGGGGAACTGCAGGCTGACGTCGGCCTCGGTGTATCTCAGCGTGAAGCCGTAGCGGGTGACGATCTCAACGGCGCGCGTCGACCAGAAACGGCGCGCCCCAGACTGCTCCAAGAGCGCCACGAGAGCCGGCAGGGCGGTCTTCATCGCTTCACGCTCTTGATGTGCACCTCGCGCAATGCGTGCAGGAGGTAGGTGAAGTTTTCGAAGTCGATCGAGTCGTCGTCGAACTCGACGCGGAAGTAGAATTCGCAGCTCGCCTTGATCTGCGTGACCGTTCCCGGTGGCGCGACCGCGAACTGCACCAGTCCTTGCGACTCGGTCCAGCCAGTCAACGTGGTGCCGCTTTGGTTCTTCACCACCAGCGTGCCAGCCTTGATCTCGTATATCGGCTCGACAAACCCGCCGTAGTTGCGAAGGATCTGGAAATTCTTCGTGACGCCATTCCCGGCACCGATGAATTGATTGGTGATGGCGAAGTCTTCCGGGTCCCGGAACAAGAACGTGTCGCCGCGGGCCCGGTGCGTCAGGAAATGGCCGACGATCGGCCGCAGCATGTCGCCGAGCTGCGGGTGCCCGGCTTGACCGATCGAACCGTAGGCGAGCTTCCAGTGCCAGCGCGGAAAGGCCCACGTCGCGGCGGCCGTATCGAGGCCGCTGGCGACCTCTTCAGTCAGCGTCTTGAACTCAGGACTGCGCGCGCTCGACCAGTCGAGCCGCCCGGTGCCGGTGCCCGTTGCGGCGGGGGGGAAGACGGCGTTGCTCATGCAGCGACCCTTGACGGCGAATCCCGCTGCGGCGTAGGCAGCGCGTCCTGATGACGACACAGACGGCCAGGCCGTTTCTCTGCGCCGCTTCGCTCCTCCTCCTCGCTGGGTGCTGGACCTACGGAACGAAATTCACCCAGGACCAAGTCCGCCAACTGAAGCCGGGCATGACCGTTGACGAAGTCGAGGCGATCATGGGGCCACCGAACTCCATGATGGCCGGCACCGTTACGCGTGCGACATGGGTGTACGCCACGGCCCTCGGCGCGGTGAACTCGCTGAATCTCGTCTTCGGCGCCGACGGTCGGCTTACCGCCGTCCCGGGCTCCGCAACTCCCGCGCAGGCCCCCTCGCTGCTCGGCCATGCGGACCAACTGAAGGCCGGCATGACGATGGAGCAGGTGACCGCCATCATCGGGCCACCCGATCAGGCGACTGCCGGAATCCCGGCGGTTGATCCGGCGACCGGCCAGACAACCGGTTCGCAGACCATCGCGACATGGGTTGCGCCGCCCGGCACGCCAGGCCTTAAGGCGCTGACGCTGATGTTCGGTCCAGACGGACGCGTCACATCGATCCCACCCTTGCCGCACAGCTGACCTCACCGCAGCCTCCGGGCCATGTTCTGATCGAAGCCGCGGACGCGATCACCGAAGAAACGGCTGAATCGGTCGCCGTGCTCTTGGAGCACACGATCGACGCCCGTCGCATCCATCGCCTGGATGACCGGCGCAAAGGTGAACTGGTTACCGGCCTGCGCCTTCGCGCCGGTGTCGTGGCTGCGTCGCTGCACGCTGTCCGCGATCCGATCACCGAGCTGCGCATAGTGCGGCATGGTGAGCATCGGTGCGTTCACCCGCTTCACGCTCCGAACGAGATCGACCGCTCCCACGACCGTCTCAGAGATCCGTCGCGGCAGCACGAGTTCCTTCGCGTGCGCCTGCAGCATCATGTCGCTTTGTAGGTAGGCGCCGCCGGCCGCCGAGCCGCTGGCGGTGACGGTGGCCTGGCCACTGGCAATCATCGCGGCGGTGATCACTGCCGTCGGGCCCGCGGCGAAGCCGCCGATGTACGGGATCATCGCGACGGACTCAGCGGACAGCGCGATCGCAGCAACCGCGGCGCCGACCGCCACTTCGTGCATCGCTGAGGCGAGCGCGCCGGCCTCGATAGCGATCAGCGGCTGCAGGATCGCCATCACGATCATGCTCGCCGCCGCGACGGCGAACGCCGCAGCAAGCTCGATCGTCTGGGCCACGAGCTGAATGGTCCCCGCCAGAGAGACGGCGATGGTCGCGGCAGATGCGGCCAGCTTCAGCGCCTCGCCGGCCACCCATGCAGAGACCTCGCCGATCTTTGCACCGATCGACGTCGCGATCTCGCCAAGCGTCAATCCGGTGCGGCTGCCGGAGTTGACGGCCGTCGCCGTCGTCTTCGCCGTTTCCGCTACGCCGTGCGCCAGGGCTTCGCCATCTTTGGCGGCGATGCTCTGATAGGCCTCTGCCCACGCCATTCCCGTACGGGCGTTGCTGCCCGCTTCTGTCGCACCGATAATGCCCGCCTGCGCCGCCCAAGCGACGACGACATTCTTCGCCTGGCCCGCCGCCCATTCGGCGGAGCCCTTCACCGCCGCATCGCTCAGCGAGAGCAACATCGACTGCCCCGCGGCACGTGCCGCCTGCCCGAGCGTGGTCGTGCCCTGGATGATGCCCTGCACTGACGTCGAGAACGCGCTGGAGATGCTATCCGCGACGGTGGTGAACGTGTCCCCGATGAGGTTTGCGACCTTGAGCGCCTGCTCGTAGCCCTTCACTTCGATTGCGACGGTCTGAATCTCCTCTTGTCGCCCCTGCTCTTCTTCGGGGTTGGCCTTCTCGGCACCTGGTGCCGTGAGGGTATCGAGCCGCGACCGCCCGGCGCTGATCTTCTGCTGCAGCGCCCCGGTGACATCGTCGCTGCCCTGGAGGCCGAACGCCCTGAAGATGGCGGCCTTCTGTCCGATGGCGACCAGCTGCTTGTCGTAGTCTTCGAGCGCGGCGCGCTGCGCCTGCAGGCCCTTGGCATTGGCCAACTGCTCGTTCAGGTCGCGGTATTGCCGGCCGAGTGCATCGACATCGGCGGTCAGCTTGACGACCGATGGATCGGTTGCGCCGAGGGCCTTCTGCTGCTGCGCAAGCAGCGTGATCTGCTGATCCAACTCCGTCTTGGTCGCGCTGACCTGCCCTTCAAGTGCCAGCTGGCTGTCGCCGTAGACACGTGCACGGATCGATGCCGCGTCGAATTGCGATGCGAGCCCCGACGTGTCGCCGGCAAGCGCGCTGACGCGCTGCTGCAGCGCCGTAATGATGGCGCCATTCGCCCCCGGCAGCGAGGCGATTTCCTGTATCGCACCGCGTAGAAAGTCAATTGAGCGCGCGGACACGTCGAACGACGGCCCAACCGCCGCCGCTTGCCGCCCGATCTTGGCCAGCTCGTTCTCAACAGGCGGCCCGACCTTCTGCAAGTCCATCAGCTGCGCGCGAAGCGACGCGGCGGCGCCGGAATTTCCTTGCGATTCGAATTCAGCAATCTTGCTCTGCAGCGCGGAGACTTGCTGCTGCCAGGCGCCGAACGCATCGCCGGTGAGCCCGGCTTGCGCGCGGATGGCCACCATCTGCTGATCGAATTGGAAGGTGCTGCTTTGCGCGGCGGCGAGCTCGCTCGCGTATTTCTTCGCGGCATCGGATGCCGGATTCAACCCCGCATCGCCCGCCTTCTTCAGTGCGGCCTCGATCGCATTGGCGCGCTCCGCAGCAATATCGAAATTCGGCCCCAGGAACTTCGCCGAGACGTTGATACCCTGGAGCTGTAGCTCCAGGTCCCTGAAGATATTCTTGACCTCGTTCGTATCGGCGCCCATCGACTGCGTCGACGTGCTCATGCTGGCGGCGGACGCCGCGGCTTGCTGCGCTGCTTGCGCAACCGCTTGCGCGCTCTGCTCGCGATCGCCCTCGGCGCGCGTATCAATCTCCGATTGGCGCAACGTCACCGGTGCTGATGGCGGGGTAGGCGTTGCGAACGTTGGCACTGCGGGCCGGAACGCTGGCGGCGTCGGGGTCGGTGTTTCCGCACCGCCTTGAACAAACGGTGGCGTATAGGCCCCACCGTAGGCCGGCATCGAGATCGCCGTCGGCGGCGGCACATAAGGCGCCTGCGGTGCACCCGTGCCCACCCTATTCGCTGACTCGTTCAGCAGATCGATCGTACCCTTTGCTTCGGCCGCCCTCTTGCCGACATCTTCGATCCGCTCACCCATCGTCTGAAGCGGCGCACCGGCGGCCGTGGCAGAGCCGCTGAGTCCATTGACCGCGTAGCCCGCTCCGGTCGCGGCGACGCTGAGCGCAACGGCGCCGGCGCCGACGATCCGCATGAGGCTTCCCGCGCCAGCAAGGCCGGCGCCCGTCGCCAGCACCTCGAGCGCGCCCCAAGCGGGCACGAGCGCACTCAGCGCCAACAGCAGCGGGCCGGCGACCACCGCGAGCGCGGCCGCAGCGATCGCCGTGCTCTGAATCGGCAACGGCAGCCTGCTGAACCCGTCCGCCATGGCCGCGACAACGCCGAGCAGGGGTTCCGCCGCCTGTAGCGTCGAGGCCAGCGCCGGCGCGAGCCGATCCCCCAGGGCGGTCGCCACAGCGATCGCGTCGTTGCCCACCTGCCTCATCGCAAAGCCGGGCGTGGCGCGCGTACGCGCGAGTTCATGGTCGATGGTGCCGTTGGCCTGCACCACATCGGCAGTGACCTGTCGGTAGCTCTTCGCCTGCACGCCCGCGGTGTTCAGAATGCCCGTCAAGGCGCGCACGTCTTCGACAATGCCGGAGAGGCCTTGCGGGTCGCCCTTGAACGCATCCACCAAGCCGATAAGCGTCTCGGTCAGCCCCTTATCTTTCACCTCCTGGCGCAAGGCTTCGCTCGATAGACCGATGCCGCGGAGCGCCTGGCTTGCTTGATCGGACGGGCTGACCATGGCTAGCAGCGCGCCGCGGAGGCCGGTTACGGCTTCGTCGGCCGTGCCGCCGAGTTTGGTGAACGTTGCAACGAATGAGATGACATCCGAGAGCGGAACGCCGAGCTGCGCGGCGATTGGGATGACGCGATTGAGCGAGCCGGCGAAGTCTTCCGCTTCCGCGCCGCCGGCCTGGATGCCGACCGCTAGCTGATCTGTCGCCTGCGCCGCGGTGAGCCCGGTGGCGGAATATGCCTGCAGCGCCGCCGTCACCGTGCGTGCCACGGTTTCGGTTGAGCCAAAGCCGATCGTCGCGGCCTTGGCTGAGTTTTCGAGGATGTCGAGCGCCTCGGCGCCGCGCGGGCCGATGCTGGTGATCGTCAGCAGTCCCTGCGCCAGATCCGTGGGGCTTTGCCCCAACGCCGGCGCAAGCCGCAGGACTGCGGCGCGAAAGAACTCGACGTCCTGGCTGCCGGCGCCGGTGAGGGTACCGATCTTCGTGACCAGCGTGTCGAAGTCGGCGCCGAGCTTGGCGAGCGCCACGCCGCCGCCGACCACCGGCAGCGTGATCGCGGCAGTGAGGCCGGTGCCGATGCTGCGCGCCGCTTGCTGGATCCTCGACCCGAGCTTGGCGGTGGCACTGTTACCAACGGAATCGAGCGCCTTGTTGATGCGATCGGCCATCGCCTCGACGCCGCCGCCGAGCTTGCTCTGCATGGCGGCATTGACGGCCTTTAGGCCGGCGTCGAAGTTCGTGTGATCGAGGAGGAACTCGACCGCGACGCGTCCGACGGTGCCGCTGGCGACGCTCATCAACCCCTCAGTGTCTCGCCGCGCTCACGCGCCGCGCGCAGCGCCGCAATCTCTGCCTCGCGCGCGGCTCGTCCGCCGTCTGCTCCGCCACCGAACATCGCCTCCATCTCGGCAAACGCCCGCATCGAGCGGTCTTCTTGGTTGCGACCGAGGAGCTCATCGATCGAGGGCACGCGATCCTTCTTGCAGTACGGTGCAAGCAGATGGTGCACGATCCACGCGTCGCGCTCGCGTTCGATCTCGATGCTTCGTCCGTAGCCTTCGGCCATCTCGTCGAACTCGTCGAAGGTCAGCTCGCACACCTCGAGCGGCTTGAGTCCGATCCGCGCGCCTAAGACGACGGCGTGCGCGTACCAGTGTCGGAATCCGTAGTCTTCGAGGGGGACTCCGTCCTCTCCGGATCGAGTCCCGTCGGTTCGTTTGGGACGGCGCCCGCTTTCTTGTCGACCTCGGCTTGTTTCAGCATGGACTTGAAGATCGCTGTCTGCCCGAGGGCCAGCTCCAGTGGACCCCAAAGATCGGCCAGCATGTCGCCGCCGTCATCTTCGAAGCCATCGATCAGGCCGATGACCTTCTCGACGGTGAGCGTTGCCCAGCGCCACCGCAGTCCGGCCCACAGGAGATGGGCGAGCAGGTTGTAGTTCGCCATCGTCTCGAATCGAGTTTCGGCGCTGTAAAGACGCAGAAAGAGCCGGCCGAAGGGGTAGTCCGGCTGCCCGATGGAACGCGCGTAGATCGTCTCAAAATCGCGCAGCGTTCCCGCAGTGAAACGCAGCGGCCGGTTCTGCTCATCGATCTTGATGAGCGTCCATGGTTCCGACATTGGGGGCCCTCCGACGATGCTGAGCAAGCGGTGGCGGCGCGCCGCCTATTCGACGCGCCGGGACCGATCGCATGGAACCGTGCCTTACGGCTGCGTACCCGGCGCGATGTCGCCGCGCTGGCTGAACGTCGCGGACACCTTGTAGCCGTCGCTGACGTTACCGCTGTTGGAATATTTGCTGCAGAAAAACGGCCCGCTCCACTGGCGCAGACCAGAGCCGGGCAACGGGTAGATCTTCACTAGGAAGTCGGTGCCGTTGACGTAGGCCGTTTCGACCGCAGCCTGTGTCGCGTCGCCAGTGTCGATCAGGAAGTACTCGACGCCCAGATCGCAGTCCTTCAACCCCGGCAGGTATTCCTTGCTGCCGTTGTTGTCGTGGTTGCTGCAGTCGATTTTCTCCCGACTAAAGTCCGGGCTCAGGGTCGAGATCTTCGCGAGCTTGGTGTACGTCGACCCGCCGTCGAAGCTCAGCCACAGTTGCGATTTGTATCCCTGAAATACTGAAGCCATGCCGTCTCCCTCCTCTCGTTCGCCGCCGCCGCGCGCGCCGTTTACTGCCGCGTGAGCTGCACGCAGGCGATTGAGACGCTCGTGCCGCTATCGACGTCGAGCTGCACCATGCCCTGATCCGCGCCGCTCTGCTGGGCCCAGCCGTCGTATGGGTACGGCCCGATCCAGCGCTCGGCTCCGGCCGCAACCGAGATGGACGTCTGGGCCGACGGCGCGCGCCGGCCGCGGCTATCGGGCACATCGGTAATGGTAACGGTACGCGTGGACCCTGACCCGTTCTTGACGATGATCACCGTCTGCCCGTCCGGCGTGAACTTCATGCCGTTCGGCTGATCGGCCGCGTTGAACGTGATCGCCGCGTTGGACTGATAGGCGATTGCCTGCGTCGGAATGGTCGTGCGTGCCATCGCTTACTCCTCGTGACCGGGCGCCGCGCCAGTGCCGGGCGCCGATTGCTGCTCGGCGCCTTCGGGCTCGGTCGCATCGTCGGCGGCGACGAACGCGTCCGCGACATCGTCCGGCAGCAGGTAAAAGTGCCCGGCCATGTACGTCGTCTTCGACCCGTCGCTCGTCTCCGTGCGCGACTTCGTCATCTGCACGCGCTTCATCAGTCCCTCCCCATGGCTCGGCCGTGTTGATCGACAATCGGCGGCGGTGGCGGCGCCGGCGGATAGGGCGCGCTGTGGTGCTGCGCGATCCCCATCTCGAACCACTCGAACGCAACGTCCTCGTCGACCGGGAACAGCTGGCCGGCGGCGAGCTGAATCGGCGCGCGATCGTCGTATTCGAACTTCCAGTCCTGCAGCATACGGACGGTGATCGGGTCGCCGGCCTCGCGCTCGAGCTGCGCCAGGTCCATCACGCCGCCTCGCGAGCGGTCCGGAAGTTCAGCGAGAACTCCGGCCGGCTGTTGTCGTCGTACCCAAGCGGCAGCGGCTCATGCTCCGCGATGATCCACGGATAGACCGAGCTGCCGATCGTTCCGTCGAGCTCGTGCAGCGCCACATTCAGCGCCGACGCCATCGCGAGCGCACCTTCATAGTCGTGCTTGGCGCCGCGCACACGGATCTGCAGGCCAGGCGCGGTGAACTCGACGCGCTTGATCGGCACCGACGCGCCCCCAGTCGCGAACAGCGCCACGACCTGATCCGGGTCGGGCGGCATCACGCCGATCTTGATCGCCCACGGCGCCGGCACGAGGCCCTGTGCACTGAGATAGGCAGCGAAGTCCTGCGTGATGCTCACGGCAGGCTCCCGATGAGAATCCCGGCCATGCGCTCACCGGCGCGCTTGGGCATGCTGTCACGGCGCGCGTTGAACGGATCCGAAAGGTATTTGGCCTTGCCGACGGTATGCTTGTACTCGGTGTGCTCGTGCTGGCGCGCCGCATAGGGCGCGGCCGGTCCGCCGTAGGCCGCCGCCACGGTGATGATGCTGCCGCTGACCACTGGCGGCTCGACGTGCCCTGTGCCGCGCAGGATGCCGTCCCTTACCGGCACTTCCTGCTTGCTCGCGCTCATCACCGTCTCAGCCTCTTCGGTGAGCACGAGCGCGGCGACCTGCGGCGCCTTGTCGCCGAGCAGGAGAAGATTGCGCTTCACCTCGTTGGTGCCGCGGATCGTCGTGCGAAACGTCTTGGCCATCAGACGAAGTCCGCCCGCACGTGCGAGAGCGTGCCGTCGATGTCGTCGGGCTTGGAGACCGCCACGACGTCGACCACGTCGCCGTCGAGCGCATTCAGCGAGAAGCTGTCGCGCTCAGCAACAGCGGCCGCCTCTTCGCCGAGGATCAAGTAGCCACGCGTCACGACCACACGGCTGTCGCCATCGGCGGCGCTGCGCACGCGGAGCTCGCGCGCCTCCATCACGAGGTTGGCGTAGTACGGTACCGCCGCGCCGTAGACGGGCTTGTCGTACGCGTCCGACCCGATGCGCGGGAGATGCGCTACTGGGTGCGTCAGCAGATCGCGGAGTGCCGGATCCATCAGCGCGCCCCTCGCAAAATGTCCCACCGGTGCTGCCGACGGGCCCCCAAGCCAACCGACAGACACCGGCGGGTTCCGAGGCCGAAGCCGCGGAGCTCGTCGCGCTGGCCGTTCATGTCCGCACCCAGGGTCGGAGCAGCTCGAGCGCACGCGGCGGCAACGCGCTGCCACCATCAGGGCTCGGATCGCGGTACGTAACCGCGGTGTCGGCCACGCGCTTGGAGCTGACCTCCGGATCGCGGCCGCGCGCCTGATACCAGGCGGCAGCGGTCGTCAGGCACGCGCGCTCAATGTCGCGCGGCAGGTTCCGCACGTGGAGCGTCACCTGGCGATCGTCGCTCGGCGCAGCTTCGTCTGCGATTGTGCCGCTGACGATGATCTTGCTCGGCGTCGCCGAGACTACCGCCACCTGCTGGTTGTTCAGGACGGAGTTCTCGATCGTCAGCAGATCGCCGTTCACGACGGGCGGTAGGCCGAGGCCGAGGTCGTTGATGCTGGAGTCGGCGGCGGCGAAGCTGATCGAGCCGGCCGTGTAGTCGTTGTCGGGGAGCAGCCAGCCGCTGAAGTACTCGAGGCCCCAGTCGCGCGCGCCGCGGCCCGGCGCCGAATCGACCCCCAGGAAGCCACTCCGAAACGCGCAGTCCTGCCAGCCCGCCTCGCGGTACAGCGTGCCGACCCTGGCGTCGTCGATCTCGTAGTCGACGATGACCTCGCCGCGGTAGGTGACCTTCGCCACGTAGACGATCGGCGGCGCGGCGAGCAGCAGGATGACATCGCCTGAGCCTTCGAGCGTCTCGCGGACCTTGCGCCGGGCACAGTCGCGATCGAGGTAGGCGTTGATTGCCGCCGTCGCATCCCCGATCAGATCCTTCAGCGCAGGATCGAACTCCTCAGTGGTGAGCTTCAGCTCACGCCGGAGTGCCGGCACCGTGGTGAGCGCCGTAGCGGCTGGGGGGGTGAGGACGGTCAACATGGGTCATTCGCGCAAGCGTCGCCGCCCACCCAAGGGGGGCCGCCGGACGCGCTTGGTCTCCGCATCACCCTCGCGGATCATGCGGTCGACCGGCGGCCCGGCGGGCGCTTTGGTGGGTGGACCGGAGGGCTTCATCACTTCTTCGGCGGATCCTTTTCGGCGGCGGCGCGGGCCGCCTCCTTGTCCGCGACGGCCTTCGCTTGCGCGTCGCCCCTCGCGTCACGGAAGCGTGCCGTGCCGCGCGAGACGAGGCGCTCGGCTTCGGTATCGTCGAAGCCCGCGGTCTCGCCTGGATTGTACGGCGGGCAACTCTTGATGAACTCGACGAGGCGCATGGCTTAGGAGGCCGGGAGTTGGTCGAAGCCGGCGACCACCAGGATCGCGTTGAGTGCGACGGTGTCGGTGCCGGTGGCGCTCAGATCGGCGGTCACTGTCGGCCGCACGTACCGGCGGGCACCGATGATCGGCAGCTTGTACGGCGTCACGCCGGTCACGGTGGCGCCGCCGCCGCCGCCGGACGCGACGATCGCGCTGGCGAGCGCCGTGCCGAAATCGGCCGGCGTGCCGTTGAACGCCGAGACCGTGTCGTCCTGCAGCTTCGCCGCAATCGAGAGCGACTTGTTGGCGGCCAGGGTGGTGGTCCACTGGATCAGCAGTACCGCCGAGCGCGGGCGTGAGTTGCCCCACTGCCAGAGATCGATGACGGCGCCATTGACCGCCACGTTGTCGTTGCCGGCGCCGGCGGTGATCGTCGCCTGCGCGAGCGCGTAGGCACCCTTCAAGTAGGCGCCGATGTCCTGAAACAGGCTGTCGCTCATAGTTCGGGTCTCCCCTTGCAAGTCCGTTGGTGCGCGGCGCTTAGGCCCAGGTAACGCCCGTCAAAATCGCCACACTGGCATCGTGGCGCATGCCGAAGTCGTGTTCGGTGATGGCGCGGATCAGCGTCTGGTCGCGCTGCGCGGCGCTCACCAAGCTGCCGGTCGACGGATCGGTGTAGGACGCCTGATCGAACGCCTTGATTTCGAGGCGCATCGTGTCGCCGTAGATCGCGTCGGCGAAGTCCACGAGGTAGACCTCGGAATCCGACCCGGAGCCGAGGTTGGTCGGCACCAAGGTCGTCGCCTTGTATGGGAAGCCCCAGAGCGTCCCATTCAGCATCTCGGCGCGGAAGACATAGTTGCCGTTCCCGTCGCGGATCGACATGAGGAACTGCTCGATGCGCGGCGCCATGATCCAGCCGGGCTTCAGCATCTTCACGTTCGCGACCTTGAGCGCGAGGATGAGCTTGCTGAGGTCGGTTGTGACCGTGGCGAGCGCCTGACCCGCCGTGGCCGGGATGACGTTGGCCGCCGGCGCCCAGTAGCGCAGGCCGCGCGGCGCGTACTGCGTGCCCGCCCCGCGGATCAGGGCGCCGTCCTGCGTCTGCGCGATGCCTGACGCGAGGTCGTCGCGGATCATCGTGTCGTCGAGCGCCGAGGCGCGGCGCAGGAAGTCGTTGCTGATCGGCGTCTCGGCGGCGCACTTCTTCGCCGAGAGCGTCAGGTCACCTGTCACCGCCTGCGTGACCGGAATGTCCTGATTCTCGCCAACGTACGCGCCGGTGGCGCCGCCGACGATCTTCGGGATCGTGACGTTGCCGCCGCTCAGGTCCGCGATCCGGGGGCCGAAGTTCAGCACCACCGTCATCGGCCGCAGGAACTCGATGACCTCCTGCGAGAACACCGTCGGCAGCATCGCGCCGCCGGCGCCGAAGTCCGTCGCGGCCAGCGCCTTGGTGGCCAGCGCGTCGGCGCCGTAGGCCTTGGTCGCGAAGTCGACGGCTTTGCCCTGATCGTTGTGGCCGCTTGCGATCGCGCGGATGATGCGCGCGACGGTCACGCCCTTGCTGGCGCTCGCCGCCGCGGTCGCAGCCGGATCGAGGAAGGCCGGCGCCGGCTGTCGCGTCTTCAGCTCATCGATCTGCCGCTGAAAGCCGCTGAGCTTTTCGGTGAACTCCGCGCCCAAGACCTCGCGCATCAGCGCCTTGACTTGGTCGACCGTCAGGGTGTTCGACATGGTTCCTCTCCTCCCGCGGCGTTCAGCCGAGGTGACCGGTTGCAGATGTGAGCGCCGCTTGGAGCGGCCCAAATGTCTCGTCGCTGAGCTCGGAAGCCGCTTGGCGTAGAATCGCCGGATCGACGCTGAAGCCCGACTCTTCGGCGGCCGCTGGGGGCGTGGCGCCGGCGCGCTTGAACGCAGTCGCCAGCGTGTCGACGCCTTGCTCGCTCGAGAAGAAGCGCGCGACGGCCTGGTCGAGATTCGCCGAGGCAGTTACTTCCGCGGCAGGCGTCTCAGTCGCTGCAGCGGGTTCAGCGCCAGCCTGGGCCGCACTGTCGCCGGCCGCAGCGCCCTCGGCGCCGCCAGAAGCACCCTCCGTCGCGCCGGCGGCGTCAGTTTGAGGCGTCGCGCCTTCGGTACTGGAACCTTCGCCACCAGCAGCAGCGCCAGCATCGCCGGCCGCCGCACCATCAGCGTCGCGCGTGACCAGCGAGCGCAGCACCGTGCCGTCGGCGGCGAGCAGCTGCACGTCGCCGGTCAACACCGTGCGGATGTCTTCAGCGTCGATACCCTTCAGCGCCAATGCCGGAATGCTGATCGTCTTGCCGGCAGCGAAGAGCTTGTAGACCGCCTCGGCCTGCGCCTTCGGCACCCAGAGGCCCGCGCCTTCGCAGCCGGCGAGCACGGTCTCGGCCCATTCCTTGACGCCGGCCAGTTCGATGCCCGCGGCCTTCGCCTCGCTGAGCGCGTCGGCGTGCATGCCGATGACGCAGATCGACCATTCGAGCAGCAGCTGGATCAGCCAGTCGACGCCGCCCTGTTCGTTGAACGCGTACTTCTTCGGCTTGAAGCCGACCGACGCGGCGCGGATGAATCGCAGCGGGTGCAGCACGAGCTGCGCGATCGTGTTCGCGAACGGGTTGACGTCTTTCGGCTGGAAGACGACGACGCTTTCCATCGTCTCGCCGATGAGCGTGATCTCCTGCGAGAGCCCGAGCGTGGTGAGTCCGATGCCGGTGGGACCGGTGACCGGCGTGCCGTAGTAGTCGTGCGACCAGAGAACTTGCGGGTTCTTCTGGTAGTCGGCGAGCTCGAACCCACCCATCGCAATCGTATCTTCGTCGCGGTCGGGCGTGCTTGCGGAGATGACGAAGCGCGCGCGCAGTAGGCCGTCAGCGTTGTCGTCGAGCTTGGTGACGTCAGCGAAAGGAAGGCCCTTACGGAGCAGGCACTCGGTCGGCGCCTCGCCCTTCTTGGCCTTCGCTTTCCACTCGTCTAGCCCGATGACTGGCGGCTTCGGCATCGCTGCTCCACCGCCCGGGCTCCAAAAAGAAAAAGGCCGGCCCGGGCATTCATCCCGGACCGGCCTTTCGGCTTAGGGTCCAAATATTGAGTTCGTAGCGCTCCTACGAGTTCACTCGGGAGAAGTCAAGCTGCTCGTTGTTTCTCCGTGATCATCTCGAAGCTTCACGATGACTGGAATGCGATCGATGTCGACGCTGTCGACAATGAAGGTGAAATAATAAAGACCAGCCGCACTAACGCGTAGGCCGCTGAAGCGGATGTTAACCGGCACCACGAAGAGGCCGTATGTTTCGCTCCGTTCGACTGCGTGAACTTTTCCAACGATATTGTGACGGAACGAATTGTCTGCCGAGTGTATCGCAACCGACAGATCGTGTTCCCCGGACGCTTCCACTCCAACAACCGCGAACAGTCTGAAGTCCGGAAAGGGGTGATTGAACGTCGGAAGCGTCACCTGATCGAAAATTCCCATCAAGCTCTGCTTGCCGTCGGTTTCGGTCCGAACGTCGTCGCAGAGCACCCCAAGCAGAAGTCTTGGCATGGAGTCGTCTTTCAGGGAGTCGCCGTCACGCTCTGCTGCAGGACGTCCGGTATGTCCATCGGCGCGGGAAACGTAGAACTCGTGTGCGTATCGGTAGTATCGTCTGCCGATGCCCCAAGCTCATCAGCGCTGGGCATGACCACGACCAGGGCGCCGGGCGAGCGGGGCGGCTCAAGACCTTCGTCGGCGAGGTATTCAAGCCAGCATTCGACTGCGACTCGACATTCGGCAAGGGCTTCTTCCTGCGTTGCCCCCAAACCAGTCAAATCTGTAAACTCCAACGAACGCGCCACGTACTGCCGGTCGCGCTTCGACCACCAGATATGGAACGAGCAGTGGAACGTTTCCATCATGTGCCCTCGTCTCCGTCCAGGATCTTCAGCGCTTTCGCCATCTCAAGCAACTGCCTGACCTGGTAGCCGTTCGCCTTGCCATTCTTGCCACACTGGAAGTTCATCGGCCTAGGAAACTGCGCCGCTACCGTCGCTGCTCGGGGGTGCTTATAGAGCTTATGACTTCCCTTCTGCCGTGCAAAGACGAAGCCTAGCTGCTGAGCCAGCCTACAGAGGTCGTCGAACCAAACGTCGTCCGTGTTCTGCTGAATGCGCCCTAGAAGCTTGCGGTCAACGGCCATTCAGTCGTCCATTTTAGCGCCGCAAGACGTGTGGCGTCTATGGGTGGACTACGACACGCCGCCCTCGACCACGCGCGGCGCCTGGCACACGATCAGCCTTGCCTGCACGCGGCCGCGTTGCACATGAAACTCCAGCGACCCGAGCTCTAGCTGCCGCAATCCGACTTGCTGCTCGGCGAGCAGCTCGGCCATCACCGCCGCCAGCCCTGTTAGGATCACAGTCCGCCCATCGCGCGTTCTCAGCGTCGCACCCGCCAGCGCCGTTCTCCCCGCCTCCACCACTCACTCCTCCTCGTCGAGCACAAACTCCAAGCGCACCGCCACGCGACGTAGCTGCTGCCGCCGTTCACGCAGCGCGCCGCGCACCATCGGCCGCCGTGCAACAGACGCCTCGCGTCGTGCCGGTGCGCGCTCCACCGTGCCGACCGACGTCGTGATGATGTAGGTTCGCCCGATTGGCATTACCCCGCCCGCTTGATCACGAGATACTTCTTCATCAACGCCGCGGCGCCGTCTTGCAGACACGCGGCCAGCTTCACCTTCGCCAGATCCGCCACCAGCTCGGCGGTCGATGGCACCGGCATCGCCTGCACGTCAACGTCGGGCTGCAAGATCAGCACTTCAACGCCGTGCTCGTCGCGCAACCGCTTCGACGTTTCGAGGATGTCCATCGTCGGCATCGTGCCGCGCAGCAGCACGACGTGCGGCGCGAGCGCTTTGGCCTGCTCGATGGCGGCAAGGAGTGCGGGATGCGCGAACATCAGGCAGCCGGGAATAGGAACTGATTGAGCGGCACGATCGCCATGCCTGGTTTCGTTGGGTCATACGTGACTGCGATACCGAGCCGCTCGGCGAGCATTTCGCACTGCCCCTGATCTGCGGCGCGAGCCAGCGTCTTGACTGCGAGATGCCTGAGGAAGACCTGATGCGCGGCGGCGTGCTCGGCGCAGTACGCATCGCCGTCGATGTGCTCGACTACTGGCTTCGCGCAGCGCACGAGGCGCGCGCCCGAGACCGTCGCCTTGTAGCAGGGCTCGCTCGTCATCCGATCACCAACCCTTCCGCACACCGGCACTTCACATGAATCGGCGGGTCCTCGATCTTCTCGCCGTCGGGCGTGACGAACGCATCGTGCAGGCCAACTTGCTGCCCTTCCATCTTCAGGCAGGTCGAATCGCACCGGTCGTCGTGCGTGACGATCAACATGCGCTTGGTGCGCGACGGATCGAGGTGGCCTTTCTGCTCGGCCTGATTCCAGAGCTGCCGCTGCCCCTGATTGCTCGCCGTCAGTAGCTCGTGGGATGCGATGGTCTGCGCCCGATACCGCAGCTTCTGCGCAGCCGCCTTGGTGAGCATCTTCGAGAGCGTGTCGCCGCTGACACCGTCCGCCACCAACTCGGCGCGTAGGGTCTCCAGCGCCGCCACCTGTCGGCTGTGCAAGCCGATCGAGTCGCGCACCATCTTCGCCAGCTCGGCCGGCGCGATCTGATCGGCATACCCGCTCGCGATCAGCTCGCGAATCGCACTGCGCGTCGAGTCGGAAATCTCGGTGATGTACCGCGCCGCGTTCGCCTGCGCCCAGCTTTCCGCCGCTGGGTTGGTGCGATCGAAGGCGAGCGTGACGCCGAGTGCGCCGGACAGCTCAGAGGCTGACGCGTCGCCGGCGGCGTCGAGTGCGGCGCGGATGATCTGGGTGCCACCGTTCAGCTCGGCTTCGAGACGCGACCACGGGATCGCTGAATAGGCGCCATGAACCTGGCCTGACGCGAGCGCGTTCTCCAGATCGGAGAGCAGCGTCGCGTCCTGGATCTTGCCAATCGCCTGCAGGAACTGTCGGCGGAGCTTCGGCTCGAGCTTATCGGCGACGCGGTGGACCAACGTGTAATAATCGTCATCGAGCGCGATCGCCTTCAGGTTGGCGCTGGCGCGGAAGATCGACGGGCGGGCGATGGCGGGCGCGACCTTGCTGATTGTCTTCGCTTCGTCGGTGGCGGTGGCGTCGCTGCCGTCGCCCGCGCTGACACTCGGCGCGACGCTGACGTCGTCGGCGAGGTCTTCGACGTAGGACATGCCGATCGGCACCATGTGGCCCTTGCCCGACTTCTCATCCGGTGGCAGGCCCTGCAGCTCACGCCACTCGTTGATCGTGCGCGACCACGGCGCGGCGGTGGCCGCCTCGAGCTGCCGGTCGCGATCCTCGCCGACCGGCGAGACATAGGCGACCACGATCCGGTCGTCGTACTCCGGCGCCAACCGCTCCTGATAGTGCTCGCGCAGGAACTCGCAGCGCGGCACGACCAGATCCTTGGCGAAGATCAGGTCTGCGCCTTCGATCGTTGATCGGTTGCTGTTCTCCAGCACGCCGAGCTTCTCCGGTGGAATGCCGTAGACCTGAATGATCGTGTCGCGCTCGAACTGCCGCAGCGGCACGAGCTGCAGCTCTTGAAACGTCTGCGAGATCTGATCGACCTGCACGGCACGCGAGAGGATGTGCAGGTTGTTCCCCTGGCGAAACAACCCACGGAGCTTCTGCGTCCACTTCTGCTCGAGCGTCTTCGCCGCCGTCTCGTCGATGGTCGCCTTCGTGTCCTTCGGTGAGATCAGGACGTCTGGCAGCGCGCGGTTCCACATGCGCGCCTTGGTCATCTTCGCCGCGTACTCGTCGGTCTCCAGTTCATCGGCAAGAGCTTGCGCCACACCCGTCCCGCGGCCGTACGGATTGAGCGGGTCGGCGCGCTTCAGCCACAATACGTCCGCATCATCGACGGAATCGGTCCAGGTGTTCACCTGCAGCTTGAACTTCAGCGTCGACGGCGTCGGCGTCTCCTGTACCCAGTGCGGCGGCATCGGCCAGAGCCCCACCGGCACGCCGGCGACGTTGCGCTGCTTAATGAAGAATCCCTCGCCGACCAGATCGAGGTACAAGACGGTCAGCGCGCGCACCGTGCCGCCGGTCATCATGTCGTTGCCGCCGTGGAGCAGCTCGTAGAGCGGGTGGTCCGTCAGCTCGACGAGGTCGCCCGCCGCCTTGTGGCGTGCGAGCATCTTCTGGCGGGTGCGGAAGTCCGCGCGCTGCAAGATGGGATCGCGCACGAACTTCCCCGCCTTGCCCTTTACCGCGAGCACCTGCCACTCGACGGCCGCGACACCGCCGGCAACGCGATCGGAGACGGCGCGGAGCCACGGCATCGTCGAATACGCGCGCAGGTAGTCTTGCCGGCCGCGCGGCGGAGGATCGCCTCGGTACGGCATGATGCCGCCGAGGAGTCCCGCCACGATGGGCGATGATTCCGTCGGAAGGTTGCCGACGCGCTGCCCCTGTTGCGGCTTCTCGCCCTTGCGGCTGAAGAGGCGGGTGAAGACGTTAGACATGCGACCCCCGAGAGTGCGGCTGTGGGGGCCCGGGCGGTGTGTAGCACGACGTTGGGGCGGTGACGATGTGCACGTTGGCGCACTGCTTCGACATCGCCTCAACGGCGGCCCACACCTCTTCGTTCACAGGCTTCGCCTCTTCGATGATGACGACTGGAGCCTTCATTCCGCGACCCTCAGCGGTGCACACTCGCGCTCGCGCAGGGGATCGAGACCGCGCGACGTGATCACCCAGGAGGATCGCACGGTCGGGTGCCAGTCATGGCAGGCCTGGCGGGTCGTCCTGACGGCAACGCGCGCTCCCAGCGGAAACCACCGCGGCTTCGGGCAGCCAGCATTGTCTGTCACGCCCTCGCCACAGCGCGAGCATAGCTGCTCTTCGTCACAACGGGTCGGCGCCGAACCTGCCACATGGACGACGGCGCGCGCATCGACGCTCGGCTTGGGCTTCGGGCGTGTGCGCCGCGGTACGGCGCTTACGCCGCGCACGCTTGCGCGGCCAGCCCAGAGGCCGATGGAAAGGCAGACTGTGCCGAGTGAGGCGACGCCCACTAGCTCGGCGGCGCTGCTCATCGCAGCACCTTGGCGAACGCCGCCCGGTGCTTGCGCACGAAGGCTTCAACCTGCGCGTGACTCAACGCGCAGAACAGCTCCCACGCGCGCCGATTCAGATCAGCGGAAACAACAGCGCAAGTGACAGCATCGGCTACTTCGGCAGGCAGGCGAATCTCGCCGGCGTGCGCCATGACGACATCCTCCCCGGCTCCGGCAACGAATCGCCCGAACTTCTCTCGCTGCTCGTCAAGCACGCGCTCCAGGCCTTTGGCGTCGACCACCTGCACGACCGGCGCGAAAGAGAACGTTGCCTCTTGCTGACGCGGCGGCATGCCGGCAGGCACATCCGGCAACAGCCAGAGCGAGAGCCCAACGAACGCGACTATGCCGATCGCGATGAACACCATCGTCCACATCACCACACCTCCCACGTGTCCTCTTTCAGCTGCGGTGGCTCATAGAGCGCCAGCACAAACGCATCGGCTCTGTCCGGCGACCGCCCAATGCGTTTCTTGATTTCCTCTTTCGCGATCAGCAGCACGCAGTCCTTCAGTTCCTTGTGCTCGGCGCCGCTCTCGCCGACGACGCGCACCGACTTGGTCTTGTGGATCAGCCGATGCTCCATCAGCTCGGCGCGCATGAGCGGATCGTCGGGCATGTCGATCAGCCCGCGGGCGAGCAGCAGCGACGCCCGCACGTACATGGCGGTGCGCAGGTTCTCGGAGTACGGCTCGCCCGGCGTTGGATCTGGCGCCGCACTTCCGAAGCTCACGCCGATTGCTTGCTTGCCCAAGATGCGCGCGTGATCGAGCACTGAGCTGCCGACGCTGCCTTCGTCCACGCTCCACGGGCAGCGCTGCGGAAAGTGCGTCGCGATGCGGTTGGCGATCGTCGGCCCGTCGCCCTTGCCGAGTGCGACCACTTCACCGACACGGATGCGTCGCGTCGCGACCACCTCGTCGACGGCTTCAGTGCTCTCAAGCCGTGCGCTCGCCCAGGCGCGCAGCAGCGTCTCCGCACTGTCGCCCCAGGCCGGAACGGCCATGTTTTCATCCGCGCCTTCGCGCGCGCAGTCGACGCCGAGACGGCTCGGCGCTTCAGTCGGGTCAGGCTCGGCGCGCCAGCGTTCAGCCGCGGCATCGAGGAGCGACGGCTCGAATAGGCCGGCATCGGTTCGGTCCGGCCACTGCCCCAGCACCTGGCCCTGAAACACACCGTTGGGTCGGTAGACGCGCACCGCACCGTCTGGATGCCCGATCACACCATCGGCGCGGGCGCCACGCTCATCGGCAGCAGGCGGCGGCAGCGCGTAGTGAAAGTCTCGCCGCTCCGGATCGGGCTGCACCGCCGGATACGCGCCGCGGTCACGGCAATCGATCTTCACGCGCGCATCGATCACGGCGAAGTCGATCGCGTCGGGGATCACCGGCCGCCGCTCGCGGATGTTCGGATGATCGAAGGCCGACAGATGCATGACGTGGTACGTGCCGCCGCGCGCACGCGTGTACGCCGAGCCGCGGGCCTCGGTCGGGTTGAACGCCGAGATGATCTTGTTCCCGACCGCCGAGCACATGCCTTCGGTGCCGCGCCAGATCGGTTCGACGACACCCTGCCCCTCTTCGATGATCGCCGTCATGTTCCGTTGATGGCGTCCGCTGACCGTGTGCGCGACGTCTTCGCCGACATGCTTGGGCGGCGCGAAGTCTTCGACGAACCAGTCCGGCCGCACGCGCCAGAGCACGGACTTCTCGGACAGATCCGCATAGCCGGGCATGCCGAAGCCGCGCGCGATCGCGCGGCGCAGATGCATCAGCACCTCGCGGTAGATCGTGGTGAAGATCGTGTCGTGGTCGGGCCCCGGCAGCAGGATGATGGCGCCCTGCTCGTCGAGGCCGCGGTCGGTCGCCGGCAGCGAGGCAACGGCGTCCATGACGTACACGACGTAGCCGCCTAGAAGACTCGACTTGCCGACGTTGTTCGCCGCGGCGATCAGGACGCGGCTCCGTGCTTCGATCTCGGCGAGCGCGCGCTCTTGCTGCGCGGTCAGTGTCCAGCCGAGGATCTCGGCGAAGTAGCGCGACGGATCGCCGGCGAGGCCGCGGCGGTGCTCGATGTCGCGCGGCGGGCCTTTGGGCTTGGGCGTGCCCTTCTCGCCGTAGAGCTTCGCCGCCGCGACGATCGCCTCGGTTCGCTTGGGCTCCGGCAACGCCATAATCCGCGCGTAGAGTTCTTCGCGCGTCATCGCCGCTGTGGGCTGTTCGGTCACCGGCTCATCGTTCCTTGCCGGGTACCGCTTCCGGCTTCACACCGAGTAGGCGCGCCAGCTCTGACGCGGGATCTTCCACCATCACACGCAGCTTCTTCGGCTCGGCGCGCTCCAAGATCTCCATGTTGGCGTCGAGGATGACCTTCGCCGCCGCGGCGTCGTCGCGATCGGCAATGCGCGCGGGTGGCTTCTCGGCGCCCGCAGCCTCGGCCGCGGCGAGCTCGGCCAAGTAGTCGGCCATCGACTGCCCACGGCGGCGCGGTGGTTGCGCTATGCCGCCCGGCACTTTTCCCTCGGCGATGTCGACCAGACGTTGCTGCGCTGCCGGTGCGAGTTCCTTCCAATCGCGCAGGCGCTCAGCCGCCGCTTCCTCGGCCTTGCGGTGCGCTTCCGCAACAGCGTTCTGTACGCCATCATTTGCCATCAACCGCGCCGCGAGCTTGTGCGCTCCCTTCGGGCTGTATCCAGCGGCGACGTACGCCCGTGTCTGATTGCCACGCACGCCGTCGTTGCCGGCGGTGAAGTGCCGCACGAATTCGCGCTGCCGTGCATTCAACGGCCGCGCCTTCTTCCCCTTACGCGGCACGCGCCACCTCTCGCTCTCGCGGCAGCTCGTCCCAGGTGCGGCCATCCACCAGCCGCCCGGCGCTGGTCGGTCTTAGCCCGCCCCACTGCTTGTGGAAGAACTTCACCCCCGCGGCCACGCACGCGTCGCGCAGATCGGTGATCCAGTGCGCGCGATCGGCCCGTGGCACCCAGCGCCCGTCGACCAGCTCAGCTAAGCCTCTCCGGCCACGCAGCGCCGCGTCTTTCAGGTGCAGCCCCGACTCGCCGCCGGTGATGACCCAGTGCAGCCCGTCGAGCTTCAGCGCCGGCACGAGCGGCGACAGCAGCGGCTCGGCTGAGATGAACCGCACTTCCGCTTGGACCTGGCGCAGGATGTCGGCGCGCGCCGCGTACAGGCACGACTCGATCGACGTGCCCGCCCAGAAGTTCGATGGCAGCCGCCGGCGCCGGCTGTATCGCAGCATATTCTCCGGCCGCTTGGTCAACACCTGGTACTGGTGGCGCGGCGTCGCCTCGATCACGTCAAGCACCTGGTCGCGGTAGCTGTCCGGGATTGCCTCCCAGAACAGATCGGACATCGAGTTGACGAAGATCAGGGACGGCTCTTTGAGCGCGTGCGGCTCGCGCAGCTTGTGCGGCCGGATGGTGAGATCGAAACCGTTTGGGAAGGCGCTCGTGCCGAGGTACCGCTCGGCGAGCGTCTTCGCGTAGCAGAACTTGCAGCCCGGGCTGATCTCGACGCAACCGGAGGCGGGGTTCCACGTCCGGCCGGTCCAGGGGATGGCGGTCTCGTTCACGGCTACGCTCCGATCTCGGCGTCGACGGCGACGACTTCTTCGACCAGCTTGCCGAAGCGGACAGCTCGGCGAAGGCGCACCGACGCGACCTTGCACTGCGTCACCTGCTCGAACGTCCGCACGGCGTTCAGGATCAGTCCCTCGAGCTGCCGTTGTCGGTCCCTGGTCATCGTGGCTGCCGCTGGCAGCGGCTCAGGCTGACGCGCCCTCTGCCTTCGACTCTTCGCTCGCATCGGCTGCTCCCCTTCCGCACGTTTCGCGTGAAACATTCCCAGGAGCTCGGCACGCCGCCAGGCGAACGGCACGTGCTCGGCCCCGTAGCCCGCTTCCCGAAGGCCTGCGACCATGCGCTTGGCGGCGTCGGCGTTCAGGCTGTGCACCACGAATGAGCCGACGTCCGGCCGGTGCTCCACGATCCACCGCACCACCGCGGCGCCGGTGTTCGGCTTGCTCGAATCGACGTACACTTCGCCGCCGAGGTCGTGGTCGAGAAACGCCACGTCCCAGGGGCAGGCTGAGAGCTGCTCGATGCACGCGTCGGCGGTCTCGACGCAGACGGCGTCAGGCACGAGCGACCGGAAGATCGCGGTGCGCTCGGGGCAGTCGTCGAGAAACAACGCGCGACGCCTCTCGCTTGCGGCCAATTGGGTATGCGCGGGCATCAGTGCACGCCCTCGATCGCAATGCCGAGTCCAACGCCGAGCGCCCACACGCAGAGCGGGCACAGTAGGTCACTCACGGCCTTCTCCTCCTGCGCGCGGTTTCTGCCGCTCAGTCAACCATGCCGCTTCGGTGCGTAGCGCGGCAGCAGCTAGCTCCGGTGCGTCGGCGGCCTCACCCCGATCGAGGTCGAGCGCGACGCGCGTCAGCCGTTGCGCAACCTGCTCAAGCAGCCTTCGAACAACTGGGCTGTTGCGCGGGTCTTTGAAATGGCGATGCAGGCCCCGTTCGACCAGCAGCGCTTCATTGCGCTTCTCCCGCTCGTACTCGCGCCAAGATTCGCTGATCCGTGCGATGACCCATCGCAACTCCCGCCACCCGCCTTCCCATTGCCATTCAGGCACGCCGACGAAGGTGATCTTCACGCCGGCCGGATCGAGATAGACGGCCAGCGCGCCGAGCTCGTGCGGGTCGCTTTCTTCGGGCTCGACGACGAAGAGCACGGGCGAGGTCAGCTGCGGCGGCTTTAGGCCGCGGAAGGCCATCTCGGAGACCTCCGCCAGCGAGAGCAGCGCCGGCGTCGACACGGATCGCATCGCGTCGGTCACTGCGATTCCCTCCCGTCGCACTCAAACGCCGGCGGCTCGGGCTTCGCCGCGATGTGCGCCGACACGCGGATGTGCGCCGGCGGCGGCCACTCGATCGGTTCGCCGTCCCGCACCCGGCGTGCATTGGCGGTGTACAGGTCGGCCAGGTCATCGAGGCCGGCAGCGTGGAGCTCGGCCGCGGCGGCAGACCACTCGGCAACGGTTAGGCGCATGCGTCACCTCGGCGGCTTTCCGGCTTGCGGTGCGGGCACGGCGAGAGGCGGCAGAGTTGGCTGTGCACGCGCTGGCGCCAGAGCCAGCGGATGGCGCGCCGTTCGGTTTCGCTCACGGCTTGGTTGGAGAGGCCGAGGCGGCGAGCGACTTCACGGGTGGTCGCGGCTTCGGCGATGCGGAGGTCTTTGTCGGCGAGGTTCATGCGGCGCCTCGCCTTTGCTGATGGCTCATTTCGGCGGCGATGTTCAGGCAGGTTCGGTTGAAGTAGCCACCCGGCTTCCTGAGCTTCCCTTCGCGCGGCGACATCATGCGCTGACGAGTCGACGACAACGCGCGCTCGAGACCACCGGGCCCGATGATCTCCGCGTAGCCCTGGTACAGCGCACGGTTTGCTCTTGTCTCGCGCTCACCGGTGACTTCCAGGATCCGACCGAACAGCGGTTCGAAATCGAAATCCTCCAGCGAGAAGCGAGGCACGCGACTGGTTTCTGGAGGCAACCGGCCGACTTTGGGCGCACCCGCATTCGAAGACGAATCGCTTTTTACGATCTTCTCGTCTCGTCTCGTCTCGTCTCGTCTAGGTCCGGATTTTGTCCGGCAACTTTCCGGTGTGTGTCCGGAATCTTCCGGACGTTCTGCGGACGACTGTCCGGTTGGCGTCCGCTCGGTGGCGGACGGAGCGCCTACACGCTGGGGATTCGCACCAGCGGCGGTGTCCGTCGGGGGCGTGTCACTCGACGGCGAGGCGTCATTGTGGTTGCGGCGGCCGTTGCGCTTTCGGAGCGCGTCGTTGGCGCGCACCTTGGCCGTTTCTCCGTTGTGCTTGTCGAACCGAGGTATGCGAACGCCCTCGTCGACGACCTCTAGCCAGCCGACGCCACTGAGCGCGGCGGTGAAGCCCTGCAGCCCGATGATGTGGTCTAGGAGCTCGGCCGTCATGAAGCGGATCAGGCCGTCGACGGTATGTGTGTCGGCGTACTTCCAGAGGCGCCAGAGTTTCCCGACGACCAGGTCGACGTCGGGCACTTTGAGCGCGAAGGTGATCCAGAGCACCCGCGGGTCGGTGTCGAGATCGGTGCGCAGCTTGATCCAATCCTGCGCCATCAGTGCACCCGCGCGCCCTTCGAGCGATTGCACGGCCCGCAGAGCGCTTGGAGGTTATCGATCGTTGAGTCGCCTCCGAGCGCAACGGGGAATATGTGGTCGATCTCCAGGCCATCTGTTGTGCCGCACCAGCGACAGGCTCGATCACGTTCAAGGATCGCCTGGCGAACGGTGCGCGGCACGTACCGGCAGGGCTCATCGCGATCGAGCCATGGCATCAGCCGAGGTACGATGAAGCCTGGCCTGCCTGGTGCTTCCTCGAACAGCCGAACGATCGGTGGCGCGAGTGCGCGCCACCGCTGATTCGACACCCGAGCCAGCAGAGCCAAGGAGCGGGAGTCTGAAGGGATGGCGCTGTCGTCCGCCTGCGCGCAATGACACAGCAGCCGGATGTAGATTCCCTCTTGCTCGGGCAGAAGGCAGCAGATCTCCGCTGAGCAGAGCCATTGCGTCGCGTTGAACCTGAATGGCCGCGTTCGCTTCTCAGCCATCGCCCCTACGCGCCCCTTCCCGGCCGCAGCCATGGCGTCAGATCCTCGAAGCTCGTCGCCACGACGTGGACGATCCCGGCCTTGCGACAGGCATCGCGGAATTCCACCTGCTCGGGCCGCATTCTCCCGCGCTTGCTCTTCACCTCGATCCAGACCGTGCCGATGCCGGGCACGAGCGCGACGAGGTCAGGGACGCCGGGATCACCGACTTGCACAAAGCGCGTGCTGCCGTCGGCGTTCTGCACCGGGAAACACCCGACCCCGATGCCGTAGTGCGGGATGCGCAGCAGCGTCAGGCCTTGGCGGATGGTCTTCTTGATCTCACCCTCTGGGGTCATGGGTGCGTTACGGCGTCGCCGGCGACGAGAGCCGTAGCGGGATTGTCCGAGGAGCTCGGCAGTGTTCACGGCTTGCCCTCCCCCGCCACCGAGTCCGCGAGCTGTTCGAGCCGACAGATAACACCACCAACAGTGAGGATTTCCCCCTCACTGCGCGCTTGCTTCATTGCGGTGCTGAGCTGCCGTAAGTTCTCCGCACACTGCTGGCGCGTGGCGGCTTGGATGGTGTCGAGTTGCTGCCGCGCCTGCTCCAACTCGGCGGTGAGGCGCTTGCATTCCTCGTTCTTCCAGACAGCTGACTCGCCGAAGCTGTCACGCTCGGCGCGCAGCTGTTCGATGCGTTCGTTGGCGTCGCTGAGCGCGGCTGTGAGCCATTCGTTTCCGCGACTGAGGCGCGATAGCTCTGCGCATGCCCACTGCGCACCGGTGGCATTGGCGCGAAGCTGCTGTTTGACCTGCTCCAGCTCGGCGGCGAGCTTCTCCTTCTCCGCTCGCCACTGGTCGCGCTCATCGAGCCGTCGCCCTTCTTGTTCATCGCGCTGCTTGGCGCGGTCGATGGCGGTGGCCTTCCAGTTGGCGAGGTCCGAGGCGAGCCGCTCCGCCCGCGTCAGCAACCCGAGCATCACGATGCCATCGGCCACCGGCACGCCGGCCGCCGTCAGCGCGTCGTGCAGCTGAGTGTCGAGCGCGACACGTTCAAGTGCACCGTCGAGTAGCTTCGCGTTCTGTGCCTTGAGCGCCTCCACCTCGCCGGGGTCGGCGGCGGGCGCGGGGAGCTGGGCGGCAACTCTACGCAGAGCGACCGCTCGAATAGCGTCGTTATGGCCGAGTCCTGTCGTCTCGTGCTGCCGCGCGATTTCAATCAGTCGTTGATGACACCCGCAGCGCGGGGCGGCGTTCAGCGCGGCGGCGATTAGCTCGGCTTCGCTTCGTTCGTGGACATACGCAATGACGGCGCCGGAGCAGTCACGTACGACGTAGCGCTGTTCGTGTACGTGGCGCTCCGCCTCGAAGATGTTAGGCTGGTCGACCCGCACCGGCCGCTTGATCTCCGGCGCGCTCATCGGCGCACCTCGACGGCCTTGATCTCGAACCCATGCGACGCGCAGTGCACCGTGACTACTGCTCCGTCACGCGCCCATTTGGTCGCGAGCGCTAACGCTTCCGTGAGCCTCGCCCGCGTGTCGTACTGCGCGCGGCTTGATTCGATCGTCCACTTCTGACGGCGATGGCGGCTCATCGGCGTGCTCCTGCCGGGGCGCAATCGTCGCAGAGCCACGCGCGAAACCAGCAGTTGAATCGGCGCCAGCCGACGCGCGCCCAAGCGCCGCAGTCTTCACAATAGTCGTAGAATCCGTTGCGCTCAGCCATGGCGCTCCTTCGAAGGGGCGTTGGCATCAGCGCATTTCAGGTGCGCGCGACGACTATAGCCGCCGTCGTAGTAGTACTGACCCAACGTGATAGCTTGCGGACACAAGCAGCAGTGGTGCATCGAATAACAGACGCGTAGCGGATACTCGGTAAGCCGTCGTTTCTTGCGGATTCCGTCGAAGCTCACGACGCACCGCCTTCCGTCTCCTCCGGGGTGAAACGTCCCAGGTAGTAGATCTCTCCCGGATGCGCGGCGATGTATTCGGCAGTGGCCTTCACCTGCTTGAAGCGACCGTGCCATTGGCCGCTGTTCTGGCTGGGCTCACCGCTTCGATACGTCCTCGGCGCGCACGCTGAGCAGAGCGCCTTGCCCACGTACTCCGGCGCGAACATCTCAGCGTCGTGGCGCGACCAGAAGTGCCCGAGCGCTGTGTTGTCGATCGTGTCGCAGTTGTCGCAGACGAAGAGGGGCATCTACTTCCCCTCCGTCGCCGCGTCGTCTTCGACCAGCTCGAATTGATGACATATGCGTCCAAGGCTTCCGATGAAGCGCGGTTCGCCTTCCCAATCCTCAGTGTCGATGGCCATGACCAACCCGACCTTCTGGCCGGATATGGATTCGACGACACAGAGAGTTCCGTTGGTGCGGCTGCGGATCTTGTCGCCGACCTTCAATTTCGTGATGGCGCCCATCTACTTCTCCTCCCTCGTCGCGCCCTCGACGGTCGCGGCCGGGCGCGGCAAGAGGGCTGCTAGTTCCGCCGCGATGTTCTCGACCCAGCCCGCAGTCTGGTGGTCGCTATAGACACGAGCGTTGCCCGCTCGTTCCTTGAGCTTGCCAATGTAGCGCTCCACCTCCGCGACCAGCGCCTCCCGCGTCGGCTGGGGTGCGAGATTGTTTAGGGCAGCAACATAGATCGGTCGCGCGCTCGTTCCTGCGCTAACTTCCTTCGCCTCGGCGGTGGGCTGGGCGGCGAGGGCTGCGCGAGCCTGCTGCGCTGGGCAATCGGGCTGGCACAGCGGCAGCTCGTTTGCGCACTGCCGACAGAAATCGAGTCCGTTCTCGCAGTAGAATTCGTGATCGACCAGCGCTTGCAGCGCCCCCCGCAGCGCCTCCGCTTCCGCCTGGTGCTGCGCGGCGGCGTGACGGTATCCAGCAACGAACAGCGACCACAGCGCGCCCTCCCGATGCTCCTCGCGCGCAACCCACTTGAGGTCGTTTGCATATT